GGATTTTCCAGCAGCTTGCGCGCTCGCTCAGGCAGCGGCTCGTTTCGAGCGCGAGCGGATAGAACTGCCGCCTGCATTTTCGGCCCGACGCCCTTAACGTTCGAGAGCGGCCCGACGAGAGCCTTGCGCCCGTCGACGAGGCCCACGGTCCACTTGTCCGTCGAGATGTGCATGTCGGCGGGCACGTAGTCGACGCCTTCGGCGGCCATCTCCCGGAGCATCTTAATTTGCTCGCCCGGCTTCGTCGGATCGGCATGGGTAAGGGTCGCGGCTGCGAAGGCAAGGGGGTGATGCGCCTTAAGCCAGCAGCACCAATAGGACACGGTTCCATAAGCGAGCGCATGCGACAGGTTGAACGCCCATGCGCCATAAGCGCAGAGATCGTCCCAGACCTTTTCGAGCACGTCGGCAGGGATGCCTTTCGCAATTGCGCCGGCTTTCCATCGATCGCCGAACTGATCGAAGAACTCTTTGCCGAGTGACTTCGACATCGCCTTGCGCAGCGCGGTGACGTCTTCCCACGAAAGACCGCCGATCTCGCGCCCGATGTTCATAACTTGCTCTTGATAAGCCACCACGCCGAGCGTGCCCTTTAGGTGCGGCTCGAACAACGGGTGCGGGTAGCTCTCGGGCGCCTTGCCGTTCTTAATCTCAATCCACCGGTGCGTGCCGCCCGAGTTGAGCGGCCCCGGACGGGCAAGGGCTGTAATCGCCACGATGTCATTGAAGTCCGCGACCTTAATCGACGAGGAGATGTATTGCAGGGCGAGGCCATTGAACTGGAAAATGCCCGAGAACTTCTGCGCATTGAGCACGTCGAAGGCGGCGGGATCGTCGAGGGGAACGCCGAACAAGTGGTCCCTATGCAAGCCGGCGAGTTCGAGCGCATCCTCAAAAATTGATAGCTGCGTAAGACCCAGCGCGTCGATCTTGAGGAGGTTCAAATCCTCGGCGTCCTTCTTGTCGCACATCGTTGCGCCTGTCCGGGCGTCGACCGCGACGTATTCCGAGACGGGCTTATCGGTTATGACAATGCCTGCGGCGTGCTGCGAGTAATGCCTCGGGTGCCCTTCCATCTGTCCGGCGACGAGGATTTCCGGATACTCGTCGAGGAGCGCGCGCCCTGCGGGCGTGTCCCGGAGCGTGTCTTCCGTTGCCTGCAGCGCGCGGGCGTCGCCCGAGGATCGTTCAATAATCGCGTCCATAACGGGATCGACTTTCCACTGCGGAATGTCGAGGGCGCCCGCGCTCTCCTTGAGCGCGCTTCGCGGCTGGTAGAACGCGACGGTGCCGAGGCGGGCGACATGATCCTTGCCGTACTTCTGCGCGACGTACTCGAACACCATATGCCGCTTCGTATCGCTGAAATCGATATCGATGTCCGGGAGGTCGGAGCGGTTGAGATCGATAAATCGCTCGAAAATGAGACCGTGGGGGATTGGGTCGATCGTCGTTATTTCGAGGAGGTAGCAGACGAGGGAGCCGCAGGACGATCCGCGTGCCGGCCCGACGATCATCCTCTCGCGTGCCCACTGGCAGATATCCGCGACGAGATAGAAATAGTCCTCGAACTCCTTATCGCTGATCAGCTGCAGTTCGCGGTCCAGCCGCGCCGCATAGACGCCGTTGTCGAGGTCGACGCCGAGTTTGCGGGCGCCGGCAATGCACATATTGCGCAGCGTGTCCGGGCGCGGCGGAGAAACCATCGTCGCCGGCTGGATCGTCGCCGTCGAGAGTTCGAGCACTGCGTCGCGGTTCTTTAGCGCGTCGGCGAGCAAATCGACGGTATTCGGCCCGAGCCGCTCCGCCATGTCTCCGAGCCATTCCTCGTCGGACATGATCCACTGCGGATAGGATTGCGTCGAGGCGCCGCGCCCGCAAATCGTCTCATAAAGCCCGAGCCCGCCCTCGGCAGGATAGCGATTATCCGAGACGGCGATCGGCTTGTGTCCCGCCTCGAACCCCCGGCGCAGATATCCCGGCGTCACAGACGGCCCGACGCCCACATAGAGGTGGGGCAGGGCGGCGATCTCGGCAATCTGCGACCTATGTCCCATAATTACCGAAACGCCCGCCTCCGCGCACGCCTGCTCGACCGTGAGCAGGGGCTGATACCGGAACTGCGACGTGGCGAGGGAAATGAGATTGTGCAGCGGGGCGAGGTCGCCTTGCGCAATGAAGGTCCAGTGGTCCGACGAGGGCTTTTTCGCATGGATACTGCGGGTCACGGCAAGCTCGACACCGAACACCGGGCGGAGGCCACGCTTTTTGCAGAGCTTACCCCACTTTACCCAGCCGAAGGTGCTCGCCGTGTCGGTTATCGGGGCGACGGCGCTGCCGATCTCCTGCAGCCGGTCGAGGACGTGCTCGACGCGGCCCACGGCGGAGCGGAAGGAATACCCGGTGCGAATGCGTGCGCTCATAGGATTTTTCTCAGTTTGGCGAGGAGAAGGATCAGGAGATCAAACAGCGCGAGGAAAACCGCGATGAAGCAGAAGTCGACAAGGAAGGGCTTAGGGTTCATCCCTATATCGATCCATCGCATTGCCCAAGTAAGCAGGAAAATGCAGCCGACGACAAAGGCGAAATTGCCCGCGCGCTCGAGCGGATCGTTCATTTTTGCATCTCCACCAATCCCCAAGCGGACACCTTGTCGACGCGGACACCAGCAACGCGCGCCTTGCGCATCATGTCTGCCGTGCCCCGGCTAGGGGTTCCGCTTTTATCATAGGTCGGGAAGGCGACCACCCTATCCGGGCGCGCATGCGCGAGCATGTAGGAATTGCGGCGCGGTCCGGCAGATAAACCGAAAGCATCCCAATTCGCCCGGTAGGTCTTGTGCTCAATCCCCTTGAGGATCGCCCAATCACCCGCCATCCGATCCGCACCATTCGGCTCGCCGCCTTCGGCAAGAAAGGTGATCGGCGTCTCGGCGTGCATGGCGTCGAGCACGTCATAGAGCGTCTTGCGCTTTTCGAAGTCCCTGCCGCCGCAAACGATCACCCTCATTCTAAGCCCGCCTCTTTTAGCGCCTCGACCGTGCGCGGAAAGCGCTCCTGTCGCAGCGGCTCCGTTCCGATTGGCATGTAACACGCCTGCATGGATACGACGCGCCCACCGATGCCGACGAAACCGGCGTCGACAAGCTCTTCCATCGCCTGTGGCGTGCCCTTCCCGTAAGCCGGATACCAGTTAACTTGGTCCCGGACGCGGTCGAGGAGTTTCCGGGCGCGGGGCGACAGTTCTTCCTCGGTCATCTTCATCCCTTCCAATAAAAATCAGCGAGGATCGCGAACACCTCGACAGGCTTGTCGCCGAAATGCTTGTGGGTGATCGTCTTGCGCACGAAGCCGCGAAACGGCAAGTCGATCCGGCGCGAGGCGTCTTCCTTCGGCGGGTATCCGCGCGTGATGATCAGGCGGTCATAGGACCGCCCTTCGAGCCGCTTCGCCCAATACGGCGTGCAAAGGCGAAACTCCTCCGTCTTCGTGCCGGAGACGATCTCGTCGAAATACTCGCCATTGAGGGCGATTTGCAGGTTGCTCACGACGGATACCCCTCGCGCGCGCCCGGCACCGCAATGCGCCACGCGATAATGTCGAGCGAGGGATAGGGCTGTGGTCGTTCAGGGCTCTCCCAAACCCAGAAAGCTGCAGCGTCGCGTTGCACTGGATCGACGTTCGCCCACACATACCCGTCACGGTCCATGAAATCGATCCGCGCGCCCTCCGGGATTGTCGGGACATGCTGCCCGAGGTGCCGGGTCCACGAACCGTCGAGTTCGGCCGTTGCGAAATTATCAGCCCTCACGACAAATCCCCTCTCTTGATTAATTCAACCACGCACCGCGTCAGTGCGGCGACGTCGACTTCGGCGCGGTGCGCGCCGGTAAAGGGCTCGCCGAAAAGCTCCTGATACAGGTCGACGAGCTTTAGGCGGTGCCCGCGATAGAACTCCGTCGCCTCGACCGTGCAGACGCCGCGCGGCCACTGCACTGAATGCCCAGCGCGCGCCATCTCGAAGTCGATGACGGCTTTGTCATAGGAGAGGTTATGGGCATACACGACGTCAGCGCTCTGTATCAGCGCCGCGATCTCCATCGCGTGCGCCCGGAACGGCAACTTGCCGACGAGCATGTCGTCGGTGATGCCCGTTATCCGCGTCGTGTCCGGGGGCAGGATGCGGCCCGGATGGATAAGGTAGTGGGTGTGCTGCGCGAGCAAGTCGTCATAGTTGCCTACCGACTCATCGTTCGGCAACAGGGTCGCATAGAACTCAATGCACTGCGGCTGCTTCCCGATCGGCAGGAGAGAGTTCTTAATCAGCGCCGTCGTCTCGGTGTCGAAAATCAACCTACGCATTTTCCGAGCCCTTCTTTGCCGCTTCCCAAAACACCGTCCATTGCCGAACGGAAGTGTGCGACGGGCGGTCGATCCGCACGCCGAGAATGTAAACGTGGTCCGGGAATACCTGAATGTCGTCAGGGTGCATCATCGCGAAATCCCCTGATACGTGCCGACGGAGCAAAGCCGGATTGACAGGACGCAATAGTCCGGGTGCAGCACGGCGGAGGATAGGGCGCACGGCGTGTCGCGGCTCGTGATATGCGTTACCTCGACCTCGCATTCGCGCCCGGTATAGGTGCCGTTCGTCGGATCGAACTCCATCAGGCGGAGCAGCTGGCCGCGCTCGAACGTGCGGTCCTTCGCGCACCGAATGTCGGCAGTGCGCTGGCCAGTAATAATGTCCGCAAAGAACCACGGCCACGACTTTAGTTCAATGAGGGTGTCGACGGGTGCGTTGCTCAAAGGCTTTCCTCCCGCTGGCGCCGCTTCTCGGCGGAGATCGCGTCGAGTTCCTTGAGCATCATCGAATAGACCGCGATGTCGTCGAGGCTATCGTCATGGCCGCCGCGATTGAAGTTCTCGCCGTAGCGCGTCATCTTCGCCGCGATCTGCACGAGGATGCCGAGCCGGTTCATGTCGTCCGGGTTGCTCGTATCGAGCTTCTGCCCTGCGAGCATGAGCGAGAACATCGGCCCGAAGCGCTTGTAGTTGTCGCCGTAGAGCGCGTTGCGGGTGCGGTAAATCTCCGCCTTCGCGTGCAGTTCGGTGGCGACGAAGCTCTCCGGGTCGGAGGAGGGCAGGCTGGCGCGGAGCATGTCGGCGGCCTTCTGCATGGGGGCTTCGGACATTGGCTTTTCCTTCGGTGCATAGGGATCGCGGGCGGGATGGATCGGCTTCGCGCCGACATAGGGCGCGGTCGGCGGGAAATGTGGCTGCGGCTCGCGCAAGCCTTCGTAGTGCGCCTTGCGCTCCGGCGGGCTGTCGTCCGTCGCGATCTTTAGAAGCTCAGATAGCGGACGCTTTACCCGAGAGCCATGGAACCTATGCGGGCAGATTTCCACCTCTCCGCCGTGGGCCATCGCCGGGTGCTGCTCCGGATCGGTCGACCCACAGCGCGGACATTTGTCGTCAAGCATGTCAATAATCTCCGTTGGCGACTTGCAGGACGCGGAAGCCGGCATTGCGGAATGCCTCGACCACCTTGTCTCGATCGTCGAGTATGAAGGCGATTTGTTCGAGCGCCGTGGCGCGATCGTCGAACGCCTCGTCGATCAGCGCGAGCTTGACGTCAGCATCGCTGCGGAAGTCGTCGTCCGGGCGCATGAGCAGCAAATCGATATGCTGCTGAACCTCTTTCTCCCGGAGATGCGCGAGCGTGCGCTCCCGGTAGCGCTCTGGGCGCCCGGTGCATGCGACAATCACATAGTGCGCGATCGAAAGGTCTTCGACCAGCTGCGCAATATCCTCGTGCAGCGCATCGTCGACGAGCGCGGCATGATACTCGTTGAAGTCTCCGCCGAGGAGGTGCTTGCGGTGCGAGTGGTCGCAGAGGGTGCCGTCGAGGTCGACGATGACGTGGGTTTTATTGCTCATCGCTTCAGCCTTTCTTCACGAGGTCAGCGGCCTTTGCGAGCCGCCCAGACATGCCCTTGTAGAGCGCGCCCCGCAAGTTTTCCAGCGCGGCAAGTTCCTTCGCAACCCCTTCAATAATCTCAATCGCCGCCGCCTGCGGCGGGACAAAGAACGGCGCGGCCCACGGCCATACCCGCAGAACTTCGCCTTTCATCTGCGCGCAGACGTCCCGGAAAGGCCCCTGCACGCGCAAACTGTCCCGCGCCCGGCAAAGCTCGACGAGGCCGCGCAGATTGTACTTGTTGACGAGGTTGCAGTGAACGCCGATCGGGAGGAGGTCGCGCGCGTCTTCGAGCGGCATGCCTTCCTCGACCGCTTCCGAATAGCGCTTGATCGCATTGCGCATGCGGCTGTCATGCCGATCTGCCTCGAAGGCGTCCCGCCCGACGCGATCCCACGTCACGTCCGACATATCCGTCACGCGCTGCGACTGCATGGCGAACGAGGCGGTGCGGGTCCGGGTGATCTGCTGGGCGGTCGCGCGGGAGACATTTTCCACGAGGAAAGTGACGTCCGCGAACTCCCACGACGACGGGATCGTCGTCGCCATATAGGCGACCTCGGCGAGGATGTCCGCGTCGGACATGATCAGCGAGTCCATGAACCCGCGCAGTCCGCCCGGCGACATTTTCAGCCGCGTGTTCTTCGTGAAGGCAAGGATGCGGGCGGCATAGAGCGGGTCGGGCGAGCCGGCTCCGGTGTAGTCGATAAGGCTAACCCGAGGCATGTGCTTTTCTCCGGCTGTAGGAACTGCCCGAGGCAATTCGCTGGATGACGCGGACATCATTCACGATGTCGTCGAGGAGCAAGCCGGGGCGCCAAGTCGCGAAGCGCCCGAGCGAATAGACGTTGTGGACTTCCGAGGCCCAAAGGATGAACCGCTCCCGCGCATCGTTGTCGATCGGCAGGATTTTCATATATTTCTGCGCTCGGACGACGATCGTCGTCGGGTCGATCGAGTCTGCGGGCAAGCCGAAAAATTCCAGAACCGCGCTTAGTTCGATCGCATAGTCGATGCTCGGAGCGACATTCAGCGCGACTTCCTGCGCCTGCGGGATCGACAATCCCGGCAAGGCATACTCGACGATCAATTCATCGCCCTGCAGCGATGCCCGATAGGCGCGGATATGCGGCGATGGCAGATAGAGCGACGCATGCGCCTGCACGTCCCGCAGACGGGCGCGGATCGTGAAGCCGTGCACTGCCGAGAACGGCGGAAGGTCTTCCGGGTAGTCGAGCAGCCGGGCGGCGATCGGCATCGGCACGGTGGAGATAACCGGGAACGGGCTCCGGGTCTTTTCTGGCGCCCACTGCCAGCCGAGGAGAACGTGCCCGGACACCTTGCTGGCCATGCGCTCTGTAAAGTCCGGCGGCGCGATCCAGCGCTCCTCGACTTCGCCCTTTGCCGAGGCGATCGACCGCAGCATGGCGGAGCCGGTCGCCTTCGTCGAATAGGCGAGCGCATCGCCGATCGGGTTCCCGGCGTAGGGGACGGACGCCTTGACGACGTCGACCTTGCGGAAGGGAATGTTCAGCGCATCGCCGACGACAGGCGAACGGAAGCGGAGCACGGCGGAGTGATTATGCGGAAGTTCCGCCAGCGCCTCATAGACGTGCGAGCATTCATCCCGGAGGATGGCTGCGGCGAGGAGGCCGGCTGCGCCGGCTCCGACAACGCGGAAGGGTTGGCTCATCACGCCTTCCCCTTCTTTGCCTTCGGCTCCTTCGGCACGGTGAAGGACGCCTTACGCCCGACGAAGCAGCCGAGTTTCGCCGGCTCGATATCCTCGCCTGCGGCGAGCTTCTCCCGGACGAACGCCATGAGCGTTTGCGGGTGAACCGTCTCGTCGAGGATCGGTTCGAAGCCAGCTTTGCGAATATCGGCGGCAAGGGACAAGGCGACATTGTGCTCAGACTTGCCGAACGACAGAGACACGAGGGTCCGGATAAGTTCCTCGCCGCCATAGGAGTTAAGCGTTGCGAACGCCTCCTTGCGGCGCTCCTCATCCTTCGGGATGCTGCCCTGAACGAATGTCTCGACCTTCACTGACTTGCCGTCGGGCATCTTGAACTCGTCGAGGCCGACGGCGGCCATCGCCTCCGGGATAATCGTCATGCGCAGTTCGTGCAGACGGCCCGTCTTGAGCTTGAGCAACTGCTCAATGCCCTCGATTTCTTCCATAAGCGTCACGCCTTCCTGCGCGAGCTTGATCATTGGCGCAAGCGCCTGCCCGTCGTGCGCGGCAGGAATATCGAACGCGGATACGTCATTCATAGCTGATATGTCTCCAGGAAAGGGGAGGAGGGGGCGACCCGAAGGTCGCCCCGCAGGCTCACATGCGGTCGGTATCGCCCGAGGGCTGCGCCGAGCTTTCGCTCGCAACGCCGGCAAGGTCGCCGCGCGCCTCGCCCTTCTCGATGGTCTTGCGGAACTCGACGATATCGTCGAGGATTTCACGCCAGTTTTTCGGCGCGAGTTCCTGCAGCGTGTCGCCGCGATCAATCTTCCACCCCATCCACTTGCCCTTGTTATTGCCTTCCGGGACGGTGGAGAGATTGTAGGAGCGATAGAAAAGCGGCGGGGTGAACTCGGTATGATCCGGACGGGCGACCTTCTCCGTCGTCGCGAGCGTGAGCAGAAGACGCGCCTTCTTAAGCTGCGTCGACACCATCGGAATGAAGACTTTCTGGTAGCCCTTCGTCACGTTCAGGGCGTACAACTGGGCCGTCTCGGCGATGTAGTTGCCATTCGGCAGGACGGAACGACCGTTCGCGTCTTCCTCGGTCTGGTCATAGATTTCATCGCTCTGATGAATCTTGATAAGACCCTTGCCGCTCTCGCGCGGTGCCCACTCGATATAGACCTTCGAGTAATGCACCGGGATAATCGTCACGCCGTCCGGGAAGCCCTCGCCGAGCCCCATGTCCCAGATCATACCGACGCGGGCATCCTTGTCATATTCCGGCTCGCCCTGCGTGACCTGCGGGGACAAGCCCTGCAGGATGCCGAGGCGAGGGATAAGGAGGTCGGCGGCGGTGACGTTCTCGAAGCCGGTCGAAATGCCTTCGAACGCGGCGAGGTCGGTAGAGAGAGCCGTCGAGGCGGTCTGCGTAGCGGGGAGGTTTTCGGTTGCAGCGGGCGCGGCCTTCGAGGCGGCGGCAGTGTTGCGCGGTGCCATGTATGTTCGTCCCTTTGCCGGCTTGAGGCGGGGCCAATCCCCTGTCCTACTTTTGCGGCGACCTTCAAGGTGCGCCTCTTCAGATGAAAAGAAAAGCGGAATTTTTCGAGTGCGGCAACCCGTTGCAAATGCTACATTCTTCAGCCAGATCGAAATTATTTTCAGGCAAATTGATAAAAGGGCTTTTCTTTTTAATCGATCTGGCGCCTTATGTCTCTACCGACAACGGAGATGCACCGACATGAACAAAGTGGTTGAGTTGATGTACCTCGAACAAGTCGAGAACGATGCTTGGCGCGCGTTAATGACGGGCTCGCCAGAGGATGCTCGCACAGTCTTCGGGGAGGAGGGTAAAAACTACCTCGCTTGGTGCAAGGCTGCGGATGCCTGCCGAAGCCACCGCGAAGCTAACAAAACGGCACAGCCGACAGGCTGATTTTTTACTCAAAACGAACCCACAGGGAACACGAAAATGACCGCTTACCGCTTCGACAAGACCGCCGGCACCGTCTTCGCGCACGTCTCGCTGAAGGATGCCCGCAGCTTCGGCAACACCTTCGACACGTTCGACAACGTCGGCGACCTGCAAAACAACAAGAACATTTCTCTGACCGATCTCGTCAACATCTACAATATGCACAAGGCGCCCGACGCGCCGAACGTCGCGAAGTTTGCCGACAAGACCGCCGCCGCCCGCCGCGTGTTCGCGGCTCTGGAGGCAAAGTTCACCCTCACCGCGCAGGAACTCGTCGACGTCGTCGAGAGCAAAGCGCCTGTCGCCGAGGCTCCCCCCGTCGTCGTCCCGGAAGCCCCGACGCCCCGTGCGAGCGTCTTCAACAAGGGAACGACGGAAACGGTCGTCGTCAAAAAGGAAACACTTAAGCAGGCGGTCCAGAAGGTTCTGGACAAGAAGCAGACGGGCCGCAAGAAGGGCTCCGGCAAGTTCGCGGGAAAGCAGCTTTTCCCGCTCGTCGCCGAGAACCCGCGCCGCGCCGGCTCCTTCGGGTATCACAGCATGAGCCTAATCCTCGCCGTGCCCGGCCTGTATTACAGCACGTATATCGAGAAGGGTGGTCGCCCGCAGGACCTGCAGTGGGATATCGATCGCAAGTTCGTCGAGGTAAAGTGATCCTCTAGCCCGGCGGGCGGTGGCTTCGTAACACCCGCAGACGGAGCGCGAGGGGTTGATTGCTTCCCCTACCTCCAGCGTCATAGTGCCAGCTGGTCGCGTGATCCGGGCACGCGGCGGAACCGGCTGCAACGACGGTTCCGCCGCACCCTTCTTTCTCTAGAAACTGGAGATGCTGAAATGTCCCGACGTCCCGAAATCGTGCAGGCGCTCGACAGCACGACGAGCATTAAGGCGCACCCCGCCTTCGGTCGCGTATCGCTGACCATCTACACCATGACCGGCGCGGAACCCGTCGACATCGTGCTCCATATGGAAACCGCGCTCCGCGTCCTGCCCTATATCGACGGCGGTATCGACGCGATGATTGAAATTCAGGACCAGTTTCGGCTGGCGCCGAAGGTCAATCGCTTCGTGCGGGCATGGCGGGAGTTGGTGTCATGAAGCGCCGCGAAATGCACGTCGTCCACAAGGCAACGGGCGAGACGGCCCTCGGCGTTAAGGCACCTTCCGGCTGCGTGCTCGTGCAGTTCGACCGCTTCGAGCACCCGCAGTCCCATGGGTGGCACCTCTACCCGCGCCGGGCGTTCCGCGCCTTCGTCCGCCGCAGCATGCGGAAGCGGATCACAATTCCCGTCAACCCCTATCCCAAGCTGACCGGCATACGATGGGTCAGCGAGGCACCGATCCTGTCCGAAAAGGCACGGATCGCGCTGATGGATCGGTGCCCGTCGCCGGACGATGAAATCATCGACGCGGTGTTCTTTAGCGGTCGGAGCAAGTGAGATGCCACGCTCAATCCGCATCTGCGAGAACCGGAGCACGTCCGGTTGGGGATGCCCTCCCGACGTCGCAAAGGCTCTCCTGTCCCTTCTAGACGGGCGCACCTTCCGGAGCCATCCCGCGCCGTTCTCGAAGACGGAGAGGGGCAAGGCGCGCCGACAGGAGCGGAAGTTCCGGGAGGAGCATCGCGACGCCCTACGGTCGTTCTGCCCCTGCGACGGGATCACTGAGCGGGTAAGCATAATTCAGGCCGCGCGGGACGCGGCTTATGCGACGGAAGCAGAAAAATATCACCTTTCTCGAAAAAGAGCTTTTCTTTTCTAGGGAGGTGGCGGATACTGTCTTCATTGGAAACGGAGACGACGAACATGAACAACGCCCGACGCAAGCTGCTCGCCAAAATCCTCGACGATGCTGCGCCGATCGCCGGCCTGATCGAAGACATCAAGGCTCGCCTAGAGGAGATCAAAGACGCCGAGCGCGAGGCATATGACAATATGCCGGCGAGCCTGCAGGAAGGCGAACGCGGCCAGCAGGCGAGCGCCGCAGCCGACGCCCTCGACGAAGCATTCGACGAGCTTGAGGAGGCGTTCAACGCTTTCGACAATCTCGCGGGTCACATCGAAACCGCCAGCGAGTGACCTCGACCTCGCGCACTAGGAGAAAAATAATGATCTCGATCAAGAAAACCGCCATCTCAATCTCTTTCCCGGAAACCCGGCTCACGAACTCCGTCCATATTTTCTTCACCCTCCTCCGGCATGCCAACGGGCGACTGCGGTTCTGCCCGACGATCGGGTATGTCGCGATGTGCGAAAAGCCGCTGCGCGGGATGCGGGTCGGATATCTGTCTGCGTTCTCTCCCGGCCCCGGCGAGAAGGTCGCGACGCACGTCGACACTGGATGCTTTGCCGACTGACCTCGACCTCGTGCCCCGGCGTTTCCGCCGGGGCACTGGGGCGCGATCTCCGCGTCTATTCAGGAGAATACCCATGGCCATGATCCGCCTCGCCGAGGCTTGTGAGAACATCCGCGCCGCGCATGCCTATGGCCTGCTCACGGCCCAACAGACGGATTTGCGCCTCCGGGTCTGCGTCTATGACGGGCGCAGCCTCATCCCGGACGCTCCCTATTGCGGCTGCGCGATCGGCGTGACGTGGGCTCCTCTGGTCTCGGCGCGAACGATCGACGGGTTTTTCCAGAACGATCGGGCGATAAAGATTTTGGTGACGCAGGGCGTCGTCGAAGTCCCCGTAACGGAACTCAACGCGATCGACCGCCTGCAGACGTCGCATGACGCTTGGTGCAATGCCCCGCCGAAATCAAGGGACGCCTTTCATTACGAAAAGCAGTTCCTCGCGGACCTTGCCCGGATCGAGCTTCTGCATAATCTGCTCTGATCAGCAACCCTTTCCCTTCCGCAATGGAGAATGCCCATGACCACGATCCTGCACATTGCCGACGTCTGCGCGAATGCTCGGGCCGCGCACGCTTACGGCCTGCTCAATGCCCAACAGGACGACGTCCGCCTCCGGGTGTGCGTCTATGACGGGCGCATTTATTTGCGCTGATCAGCGTTAAAGGGCTTTTCTTTTAATCTAGGGTGGCGCATTGTCTCCCTAGATGCAACGGAGACACGCCGACATGACCCGCGAAGAATGGCTCCTCAAGATCGTCGACCGCGCCCGCCCGATCTTTGCCGAACTCGGCGCCGAACTGCCCGAGAATATCCGCCCGAACCTCGCGCCTCCGCACAAGAAGATGAAGGCGATCGGCCTCTGCTGGCACGGCTCCGCCGTCGCGGACGGCGGTCGGGAAATCTGGATTTCCTCGGAGTATGATCAGCCGATGGAAGTTTGCGGCATCCTCGTGCACGAGCTTGCACACGCCGCGCTGCCGGATCGCACCGGACACAAGGCGCCGTTCGTGAAGCTCGCCCGCGCCTTGCACCTCGAAGGCAAGGCGACCGCAACGAGCATCGGGCAGGCGTTTTTCGCGGTTTGGGAAGACTTCGTCGCCGAACTCGGGCCGATCCCCGGCGCGAAGTTCAATGGAAATTTTCCGACGACGGGCCGCAAGCCGCAGGAGACAATCCCGCTGAAGAACCTGCGTTGCCCGGACTGCGGGTTCTTCGCAAAGGTCAAGGAGGATAGCCTCGCCGTCGGTCGCCTGCGGTGCCCGCTGGACGACGAAATGCTCCTGACGAAAGACGAGGGCGGAGAGTGAGCACAATCCCATGCGGGAACACTCCGGGCGGCATCCCGCATGAAAGCGGGGTGCTCCTCTGGGAAGAGTTCGACCGCCTTCCGCTGCGGGTTAAACAAGCGCTCTGGACCGCTTCGCTAAATGTGCAGCCGAACCCGCGCAACCCGATGCACCTCGTCGACTTCGAGCGGTGGAAGGCGCAAATGGACCACGAACTCCGTCGCCTCGCCTATATCGAATACGGCCCGGAACACCCGAACGCTCAGGAGAGCCCGCAATGGGTAGCGCCCGATACATTATCGTCGCTCGGAACGACGTCACCAACGAACTCCGTCTCCCCCTCGGTGACCTCACCCTGTACGGATGCGAGCCTGAAGGCGAGGAAGACCTCGCCCGGCACATTGCGAGCCAGTTCGACGAAGACTGGTCGATCGCAATTTATGCACCGATGGGGTCGATCTGGTCCGGAACGATAAAGAAGGAACGGCCCGAATGAACCCTCTGATCAGCAAGCGGGTTTCCCGCGCCGAGGCCGATCGCACGGTCGCGATGTTTGCCCGGCTCCGCCCGTCGCTCGGCGCGCACATGGCCGTGCGGCTCACGGAAGAAAAGGACGCCGACGGCGGAGAGCTTGTCGACGTATGCATGTGGAACGACGGCGCGCGGGATATCCCTGCATGGGCGCTCGAAATGGAGAAGGCGAAATGAGCGAGAAAAACATCGTCGTTATTTTCATCGGCGCGATGATCGGTTTTGCTCTTGTCAGTGCAATCCTTCTCGGAGACCTCGCCTTCTCGGGTCACGACGCCCCGGCACTCTCCGCCTGCAAGGAGCTTCACAGCATGCCGGTTTGCATGCGCAGCCTCTACCCATAGCAGGCGTCTTTCAAAAAACGTAACCGGAGTTGATTTCCAATCCTTAACAATATATATCCTAATCCCTATTAAATCCCCTAAGAATAGGAATTAGGTAAAAAGACGTTTTTTGGAAGGACGTCGAAGTCCGCTTTTCTTTTCATCTGAAACAGGGGATAAGAAAAGCTCTCGACGTGCGGAGCAATAGCCTTGAAGCTTTCTATTGACGTCAAAAATACAGAGGCCGTGGGCGCCTTCGGGCCGCTTGCGGCCTCTCTCATGTCGACGCTCGAAGGGCGCAAGCATTGGGCATCCTCGACCCGTCTCAAATTCGAGACGACGGAGCACAATCTCCGCACGATGCGCGAGGCGTTCACCTCGCTACAGGAGGTCGATCTCCGTTCAGGCGACGAGTTCGAGGCGTTCGCCGGCCTGCCCGGCGCCGATGTGTACGCTGAGAGGGAGAAGGCGGGCGGGAAGTTCGCAGCACGAGACAGAGAGCCCCCGCCGTCGTCCATTCTGCTCCCGAGCGAGAGGCGGAGCTTTAAAGTCGAGAGAACCGGCGCATGGCCCTTCCGCGTCGAGCCATTCGACTATCAGCTGGCCAACTTCGAGGAGTTCAAGGACGACCCCGCGTTCGCCATTTTCTCGGAGCAAGGGACGGGCAAGACGAAAACCGCGCTGGACATCGTGTCCTATCGCTACTTCGCGAAGATGATCGATTGCGTCATCGTCCTGTCGAACCCGAAGGGCGTGCATGCGCAGTGGGTCGAGGAGGCATTGCCGGCGCACCTTTGGCTCGGTATCCCGCTGCAGGCGGACTACTGGGACGGCAAGAAAGCGCCGCGCTGGGTCGGCAAAAGGTTCGACGGGCTGCAGGTATTCTCCGGCAATATCGACATGGTATCGCACCCCCGCAGCCGGGCGGTACTGCAGGCGCTCGTCGATCTGCACGGCAAGCGTTGCATGTTCATCATCGACGAGAGCGACAGCATTAAGAATGCGTCTGCGACCCGTTCGAAGGAAGCAAAGAAGCTCGGTGACCTCTGCGGCTTCCGGCTCATTATGACCGGCACGCCGATCGCAAAAGACCTGACAGACGAGTGGGCGCAGTTCAAATTCCTGAACGAACGCTTCATCGGGCACCGCTACAAGACCAGCTTTCAATCCGAGTTCTGCCGCATGGGCGGGTTCGAGGGCCGCGCCGTCATCGGGCACCGGAATCTAGAGAAGTTCAAGGCGCTGACGCAGCCGCACATATTCCGGGCGACGAAGCGCGAGTTGAACTTGCCGCCGAAAATGTATGACACGATTGCGTTCGATCTGTCCGACGAGCAACGGCGCTATATGAAGGAACTCAAGGAGAGCTTCCTCGCGCAATTGGACAACGGGCAGATTGCCAGCGTCGCGAACGCCGCCGCGCTCCTCGTGCGCCTGCAGCAAATTTCCTGCGGCTATGCGGTCGACGAGCACGGCACCGTGTTCGAGACGGAGAAGAACCCGCGCCGGGACGTGCTCGTGTCCGCCATCGAAAAGCTGCCCGGCAAGGTGATCGTTTGGTGCAGGTTCAACGCCGACATCGAGTTGCTACGCACGACCTTCTCGAACTCCTGCACCGTCATTTATGGTGCAACGAAGCAGAAGGACCGTGAGCACGCAAAGGAGGCGTTCCTCGACCCGGAGGGGCCACGCTACCTCGTCGCGAACCCCGCCGCAGCCGGCAAGGGTGTCGACGGGCTGCAGAAGGTATGCGACACGGCGATTTATTATTCGAATAGCTTCAATGCTATTGAGCGCTGGCAGAGTGAAGACCGTATCCACCGGATCGGCATGGGGGAGACGGCGAGCTATATCGACCTCATAGCGCGCGGCTCTCCCGACCGATCTATCCTGACCAACCTGAGGGCAAAGAAAAGCCTGTCCGACCTCGTGCTCGACGATATCCGCCACATTGTAGAGGAAATTTGACTATGGACGACACTGCCACAATGCCTGTTGACTTCGGCCTGTCCGATCGGGAAACGATCCTGTTTGACAAGTTTGCGTCTGACGTGTCCTGCACATCAGACGCACTCCAACAGGAACTGGAAAAGCACGACCTCGGATCGGCGAACCCGAAGGCGCTGGTCATTCTCGTCAAGTACCTGTCGGCGAAGGTCGCCCCGCACGGATATATCATCGAGCGCACCAGCAAAATTGGGCGCGGCGCAAAGGCGGTCTACAGCATGACCAAGAGATTTTGAAGAAAGGGCTTTTCTTTTTATTTCGGATGGGGCATAAACCGTGTAGTTGAAACAGGGAGACGCCGCCGTGAGCAATAATCCGATCGCCTCGCATATCGCTTTTGACATGATCGAGCATCCCTATCGGGAAGTCATCGTGACGCTGGCGGAAGCGCCCGCGTTTCAGGAGAACAACATTTGCCGCCTCGCTCGTGTGATCTGGGCCGAGGGTTCCTGCATCGCATCGCCTTGGTCCTATGGCAAACTCTGGTACTTCGGTGGCACCAACATCGTCAGTCGCATCGGCGCCGGTGCGTCGGGAGATTTGACCGTGTGGGAGCACCCCGTCGCCCCGCACGACCGTAAGGCGGTCGCTGCTCTTGTTGCCTCCCGCACGGAGGTGGCAGCGTGAAATACCTTTTCGCCAACCTTGACCTGAACAATACCGCGATCGCGAACGCGATCGGCGACGAGAGCGCGGCGCGCCTGCTAAATTTCTTCGGATGCGATTGGAAGCCTTCGAAGAAACCTACCCACTTCGAGCAATTTTGGCGCGAGAGCATACAGCGCCGGGCGACGGACAAAATCCTCGGCGAGGTCGCACAAGAGCGCTACGCCACCATTTCCTCGCATGTCGCGGAATACAAGCTCGACGCGCCGTCGATCTCCGAGCGCGAGACACTCGACCGCCTCGAATTTCTTGCGCAAGGGCAGTCGCAGGATGCCGGCGGCAACGCCCGCTGCGCCGAACTGCGCGGGCAGGCCCGTCTAGTCCGTGAGCGGATTAAAGCTCGCGCCATGCAAACCGCAGAGCGCGCGATCCGCGCGGCTGCTTTCACCCTGAAGGATTAGAGAAATGGCACAAACGCGCCTTACGAACGATACGCGGGAGAATATCCGCACCGCGCTGATCAACCAGCGCTTCGCCGACGAATACACGGCCCTGCGGGCTGAGTTCGCGGCCTTCGCGCTCGACGTCTACAATGACGTATTCAACCCATCGACCCGCCGGAAAATGGAAGAACTGCCGGCGGGCTGGCTCCAGAAGGATGACGACATTAAGATCAACTTCGACGTACCGGGCGAGCGCGGATATTGCCAGCTGAATTTCAACGGCACCGTCTCCGGCCTTTCTTCGAGCATCGGCACGTGCCCGGAGACGGTTCACCGTCTGTTCCCGCACAATAAGCATGGCGTTTGCTGCAAGAGCTATGAGCGTGGGCACGCCCTGTCGATCCGCTATGCGGCACTCACGGAACGTCGCATAGACCTCGAAGCGACGAAGGATGCGGCGAAGACGAAACTTACCGCCGCCCTTTGGTCCCTCACCACGGTCGAAAAGCTGATCGAAATCTGGCCCGACGCCGAGCCCTTCGCGGCGCCGTTCCTCGCCGGCAAGGTGCCGAACCTGCCCTCGGTGCCCGTTGCGGCGCTGAACGAAATCCTTCGTCTTCCCGTTGCTGCGGAGTAGGTCCATGACGCTCGAAGAACTCAAGGCGGCTTTTGCCGATCTCCACGACTTCATGGGCGGCTCGCCGCGCGAGGTTTCCCTCGTGCTCGGATCAAATTTCACGGACCCTTCCCTGACGCTGACGGAGGACAGTCGTTATCGCTCCGGGCGCGTGCGGGAGCCCTTCACCGTTTCGGTCAGGGGAGAAACGTTCGAGGAAATGTTCGCAAAGGCGCGCGTCATCTGGGACGAGCACCGCATGACCGCCGACGAGGGTTCTATCCGGGAAATGGCCCTCGATATTATCCAGCTCACCTATGAGTTCGGCGAGTGCAATGAAGCCGCCTTGCGACAGAACGGCAAGTTTTCCGCCCGGCAGATTGACGACTACAAACAACTCGCGATCGACCGCGCCAACACGATGGCGGAGCGCGGCCCGTTCTCTGTCGTCGAGGCCGCATCCAGCAACGGCGCCCCGGCTTACGGCATCGGTGACGAGGAGATACCGCTTTGAACGCCTTTCTGGTCTTCCTGTCCATCATTCTCGCCGCGCTCTCCTATGTGTGCGCGATCGTGTTCGGAATGCAGCGCAGCGATGTCGACCTCGGCAAGATGCCGAAGCATGCCGGCTGGCTCACGTTCGGGATTTCGGCTATGTTCCTTGTCGTGTCGCTGATTCTTATGCGCAACGCTGGGAGGGTGTTCTAATGGGCGCGGCCCTTCTCATGCTCTCTGGGGTTCTCGTCGCCTTCGCCTCCGTTGTTATGTTCAGCGCGGGCGGAGAATTGGCGGCGGGGCACGCAAAGAGCGCACGGTTCAGCACCCGTCTCGCCGTCGGCATTCTCGTCTGCTCCTATGGGCTCATGGCAACGGCATGGTGGGTGCTATGAGCTTGCATGCAAACGGCGAAGGGGAACGCATGGCGGCGGAGATCGCCGTTATGATCGACATGGGCTGCAGGGTCGACCCCTGCGGCTCCCGCGTTACCTGCGATCCTGTCCCGGAGGCGTCGGATATCGACTTCCTCGTCGAGGTGCCAAGGAGCGACGGCACCGTATCGAAAATCGTACTGCTGCTGACCAGCTACGGGTTCGAGTGGGAAGGGAGCGAGCACTACCAGACGATGATAAGCGACGGGTTCATGTCGTGGCGACTTTCGTCGCCGCACCCGTGCTCGGGCAAGGGAGACAGCATCAACCTAATAGTCACGAGCAATCCCAACTTCGCCGCCCGGCACCGGTGCGCGACGTCCCTCTGCAAACGGCTCAACCTCCTGCACAAGCCCGACCGCATCGCGACGTTTCGTGCGGTCCTTTACGGGATCACATGGGATGCCGGCAAGGATTTGGTCTTGCCGCCGCAGCCGGTTCCTTTCGACGTGCAACCCTTCGACGGAGAATTTTAATGAACATGGAAGACGAACGCATCAAGCGCCTTTGCCGGGAGCATTTCATCCGCATGTTCCCGGAGTTCGCGCCGATGAAAGCTGACATCATGCGCGGCACCCTCGACGGATCGCCGACGCTCTGCGGCATGATCGAAGGGGCGCGCGCCGTCGGCATGCCGGAGCTTCTGCCCTACCCGAAATCGTTCCAGCAGCGCGTTAAGCCGTGGATGCTGCAATGCTTCGGAATGGAAGTCGCGTCCGACCGCCTCGAACGCGGCGACAGGCTGCTGGAGGAGGTGCTCGAACTCCTGCAGGCGGTCGATTATCCGTTCGAGCGCATCTATCCTCTGATCGATTATGTTTTTCACCGTCCGGCCGGACATCTTCCGCAGGAAGTCGGCGGGGTTATGGTCACCCTTGCGGCCTTCTGTCTCGCGCACGGCCCGGATATGCACGCCTGCGGCGATACGGAACTCGAACGCATTTCCGACCCGGAGATCGTCGTGAAAATCCGGGAGAAGCAGAAGGCGAAGCCGCGCGGGTCCGCGCTTCCTGTCGCGGCGCACGGAACCCCCGCCCATTCCACCTTCGACAATCTCCCGCGCGCAGGACTTCCTATGGAACCGATGCTCCGGGACGATCCGTCTCTCGACGCGACGGACTTCGCGCACCCGGCATGGTGGCGCGGGAACGATGCGGGCGTCGGCACGATTTGCGGCAAGGTCACGGAGCTTCTCGACGGCAAGCCTCTTGCGGGTGTTGCACGGGAGCCGTGGCAAACCGTCCGGGTTCGTGTCGCAAATCTCGTGCAGAAGTCCACAGCCGTGGGGCAGGACGGGCAAACGGAACTTGCGATGTGGAAAGCTAGGGCGGAACGCGCGGAAGCCGCCCTTCAGCCGCTCTGCGACATCGCTAAGGCATACAAAGAGAATGGTCTTGACGACTTCCGCCCGGAGTGTGATGCATCCGGGAAGTTCCCGAAGGTCGCGCCGGGACAGAGCGAGCTTTATTCCGGGCGCGGCGGAAAGCAGCTTCTGGTTCTTGAAGACGCGCTGCACGCTGAGCGCGTGATCGATCAGGCCGTCGTCTCCGCCGAATATTCAGAAACCCCCTTCGGAGGGATTTGATTATGAGCCGCATTGGAAGCATCGCAGGCGCCGGCCTCGCAATGGCGATCGCCGCAGCCCGTTCCGCCGGAATGTCGGTCAACCTTGTTCCGAGCCCGCCGGACCCGCACGACACGTCTAAGCCGTCCGCGCGGGAGCGCCCGAAGGCGATCTATGTCGCCCCGTCGCTCACGAAGCACGTCCGCAATCGCAAGGAGGGGCGGGGCGCTGCGGAGCGTCGACGGAAGCAAATGGCAAAGATTGCCGCGAAACGGGAGGGCAAGGCATGATCAGCGTCAAGAGTCAAATTGACTGGCCGCCCGAGGTCTTCATAGGCCGGACGTGCATCCGTCACCCGACAGGGGAGGAAAGCGGGAACTACTCGACGAAGGCCGGCGATGGTCGTGAGCGGTATATCCCGGCTGCGTCCTTGGTCACTGACGAGATGATCGAAAAGGCCGCGCGGGCAATCATGGCGAGCGCCGCCATAAAGTGGGATAGCCCAATAAGGGCGGAAGCGCTGCGCCACGCCCGCTCCGCATTAAAGGCGGTGATCCGGTGACCTACATCACCCCCGCCGTCCCGCTCGCGATCGGCGATCCTGTCGAGGTCGAGCGGTTCAAAATCGAGCACGGCAAGTCGTCGAAAATCTGGGTGCCCGCAACCGTCTGCGTTGTCGAGCGCTTCTATATCGGCGTCGCCTTTGCCGACGGGAGCAAGGCGCACATTCTCCCGTCGCACTGGCGACGCGTCATGAAACCTCTGAAGGTGTAGCTTATGGCGAACCATCCCAACCCCTGCCGCGTGCGCGGCGTTCTCTATCCGTCGCAGACTGCCGCCGCTCGGGCTCTCGGCGTGACGAAAACTACCGTCGGCATGGCCCTTAACCGAGGCGCGATTGACACCATTGGCCTCGGAAAGAATAGCACCTTGCGCACGCCGATCCGGGTCGGCGGCAAGTCCTACCGATCGCAGTATGAAGCCGCGTCGGCCCATGGCATTGGCTACAGCAATTTCAAATACCTTGTTCACAAGGCGAAGCTCGCCGGGCGCGGCGGCAAGCTGCCGACGCCGTTCGGGCTCTTGGAGGTGCCGCTATGAGCCCGAACTTCAAACCGATCGAAATCCGGGGCGTACTCTACCCTTCACGCAAGGCGGCTGCAGAAGCCCTCGGCGTTATCCCGTCGGCGGTGAGCAATGCCTATCGGGCGGGGACGGAGCAGACTTGCGGGCTCGGATACAAGGCGCCCGTCTCATGCATTATCGACGGAGTGCATTATCCGTCGATAGTCGCCGCATCGCGGGGGACGGGCATCCCTTATAACAAGCTCTGGGATACCTTGCGCCGGCAAGAAAAAGCCCTGCCGCACGAGGCGGCAGGGCAAGTCTCACAGGGGGAAATGCACGCAGACGAGCCCGAGGGCTCGCGTCTTCACTTCTCCGGGAAAGGCCCGGCCCTATTCGGCGATATGCCGAATGTCGATAATGTCGGCGCGCTCTAGCTGCGATCCGATCACAATTGCGGCGGTCATGATGGAGATCGCAATCGCGGCCCCCATCCAGATAATCGAGCGCGTCGGCACCTTGCCGTTAATCGCCTTGGGCACGGCAATGTGATGCATTGCGGCGATGGCGGTGAGGAACGTCGCGAATTGCCAGAACCCCATATTGGTCCACTCATCCGGACGATTGTTGTGGCGCCAAATAAGGCTCTGGATCGATCCGTACAGGTCCGCCGCGAACGCGAGCCAAATCCCAATGACCAATCCGTCGCTCGGGTCGCGCTCGTTTTCCCAGCAGAGGTTCGCGATGCTCCATCCGAAGATGACCACGACGAAGAACGACAGGGCCATCCGGGCGGATTGCGCGACGATCGCGACCCACTCTGGAAGGCTTGTCGGAATGACGATCCAGTACGTAGCGATCGCGATAAGGTTCAAGGCGACGATGACGCGAGGCGAGGGCAGGTTGAAGCTCTTTTTCATGTCTGGCTATCATCCCAATGCCGGTTAAGGGTCCGGATTGCACCTTCCGCCTGCACCCGCAAATCCCTCGCAAATCCCGAGTTCCGACGGGAATTTCGGATGCTGCGTTCCGCCACCCGCTTATGCTCATCGACAGTAGCATTGAATTGGTCCGTCGAGGGAACGCCTTTGAACAAATTAATCAATCCCTGTAGCATCTTACCGCCCTCCATGTTCGCGGGCGAGGGTGATAAGGCTCTCGATTTTGGTCAGCAGGGTCTGAATATTCGCCAAAACACTTTCCAGCTTACCGAGGGTAAGCATCTGCACGTGGTGATGCTCCGTCGCGGAGGATAGCATTTCGTCTTGGCTCTCGAACGATGCCTCATTCGCCTTTGTCGACAGTGCGAGCGCGGCGGCAAACTTTTCGATCGTCCCGAGGTGCAGGGATAGGAGCTTGGTATTCAGCGCCGCTTGCGCGATGTTCAGCAGGATTGACGCTGCGGCTAGGTAGAACGGTGGGCCCCCATCGAGGATGGCCTTCGCAAGAGCCTCCATCTCACTTCGCGCCCCGGTACGCCGCATCACGCGCCGCCTGCCAGCGGTCGCAAACCGTGCGCTCCCGTACAAGGCTTTTCGTGAAGGCGATGTACTCGGCGGACAGGAGCGCGAGGTCGGGATCGTCCGGGATATCGGGCTGACGTGCGGCGACGTCTTCCGGCGTCAGCGCCTTGCACTCGGGAGGCTGCTTCGGCAGATTGATGTTAATTAGCTTTGCCGTCCCGGAAGTCCCGCAGGCGCCGGCCAATGTTGGCAGGGCCAGCACAAGAAGGAAGCTTGCCGCGCGCCGCGCGCTCCGTCGCCAATTGCTGCCGCAGAACATTGAGCCGTCCCTTTTCCGATGCGGCTTCCGTCGCCGTTTCCTGCCGAGCCTTGTCCGCAGCCGCAGCCGCATCATTTGCGGCCTTTATATCGCGTTCAGCGCTGGCCGTCTTCGCCCTCTCAATGGCGAGTTCGTTTTTATGCCGCTCCTGCAGCTTGCCATATTGGACGGCGCCGAGGAGCACCGCGCCGATAAGCAGCAACCCGCCGAGCGTCGCGGCAAGCGCGCGCCCTGCGGGTGTTGCAAGGAGGCCGAGAAAGAACGTCATGCCGTGTCCGCTCCGCTGCGCACCGCGTCGATGGCCTTTTTCTCTGCACGGTTCGCCTGATAGTACTGGAACCCGGCGAGGATCGTGACGGCGCCGAGGAGCGCGGGCACGCCATAGGACAGGATTTCCGCCTTGTAGTCGGACACCATGTCCCAAGCCACTCCGAGTTGGTCAGCAATGCCGATAATCGCGGCAGAGATCAGCGCACCGAACCCCTGCACGGCTCCCCAAAACTTGCTCTTTCCCGCCGCTTCGGCGGCAGGGGGAAGGGTGCCGGCTTCCTTGAGGGAGGCGACGGTCGCATTGGCGCGCTCGGGCGCAATCTTGCGCTCCGGGACGCCGTGCGTGTTGATCCAGTCCATAGTCTCCTTGTCCGGGAGCCCGGAACGCGGGAGCCCGTTGTCGAACTGGAAAGCCGTCATGCCGGCGATCGACCGCCCGCCCCATTCCGGCTCAATATTTCCGAACTCATAATAGCCCTTCGCCTTCATCTCCGTCTTGAGCGCGTTCACAACGAAGTCCGGGAGCGTCGGGATTGCGCCGGGCTCCGGAGCGGTACGCGCCTCCTCGACGGCGATCACGTCGGCGGGCTCTTGGCTCGACAGGTCGAGAACGGGGACAGGGGCGCGCGTAGCGGGCGTTTTTGCTTTTCCGGGCACATAGTCCTCGAAAGCGAAAGTCGCCGCCCCGCGCCACGTCTGCGCATCGGCAAGGCCGTTCGTCCCGCCATTGATCACCTTCCGGAGGCCGCGATAGTCCTTTCGGTCGACGAAGGTGTTGCAATTCCGATTGGCCCACTCGCGCACGGCAGTGCGGAACGCGGTCGCCGGCTCCCGCAGTGCCTCGGGATTATCCTCGAACCCCATTTTGCGGTAGTTGGTCCGGCCCGTCGTCTGCATGAGACCGCCGCCGCGCATGTCCCAGCCGTCGTTCGGCTCCGTATTGCCGAGGTTCTTTTTGCCCCACGCCCCGCCATAGACAAAATTGGCGATTGCCTTCTGGCCCTGCTTGACGAGCGCTGCAGCCTTTGCCGGCGTGAGCCCGTTGCGCGTGCCGAATACCTGCACGAGGCGCGGCGCACTATAGGCCATGCTCTCGGCTGTCTTCGTCAGGCCAGCACTCTCCGTGGCGATCTCTCCGAAGAACGCGATGACGCGGGCGCGGGTATTGATGCCGTTCGCCTCGGCATAATACCAGTTGTCGAGGATCGCCTGAACGATCTCTGGCTTGGCCTTCGGGGCGAACTTCTTAATCTGGGCCCTTGTGATCATATTCTTCATCCTTGAATTTGTTATACGCCGCCAACGGTCGAGAGCGCGGCGGCGCGGGTCCATGGGGGCACGTCCATGTGCCACCATTGGGCGATGTGGCCGAATAGGGGAGCGGTGCCGGTGTTCGATGAGCCGATGCGTCCCGAAGTGACGCTTGGCACAGCGCCGGACAAGTCGATGACGCCAGCCATGACGCCATTCACGAATAGACCGAACTTGTTGTTTTCCCAAAGCGCAAGGCAACGGAACGCCGCGCCAGTGACTACAAATGCGGAGGTGATCAGAGCTTGAGATACACCGCCGACAGTGACAGTAAACCGGATGGCTCCGGTTGATATAATCTGCACGTTGATATTGTTAGTCGCATCCCCCAGCCACCAGAGCACTTCTGCCGGCGACACGCCATTAACGTGGGCACTGTCGCCTTCCCAAATAAACGCGCCCTGCGTCTGATCGTATCCGACGAAGGGGACGGGGTCCGCCTTCAATGAGAAACCGGTTGCTACGGTAGAGCCTACTGTGCCGCCGCCCCACGCTCGAACCCATGTCGTGGTTGAGGTGGCAGTGAAGACGAGAGATGATGTTTGACCCGCGAGCATCGCTAGCGTGCCTAGGCTCGTATCCCCCTGCGTCACGCCGGCATTTAGCGTCAGTGCTACGGGGCCAGCGCCTCTGACCCCCTGAAAAACGTATTTCGTTCCGATCACGGTCGCTATGGAGAAGTTGAGCGTTGGGTCTTGCCCACCCGCCCTAGTAAAGGTGAATGTCCCGGCCGGGCTCTGCACTACCGACCCGGTGCCGCTGATAATCGCGGTCGACGGGTCAAGCAGTTCCGCGCCAGCGCCAACCGGCCCGAAGTTCAAGAAGTCCTGCGCGCGGGCGACAGCGGTTCCACTTGTAAGGATTGGAGATGTGGCGAAATTCCCGGCTTCTAGTTGAGGTAAACCGATGCGAATGGTGAAGTCATAGGAATTACCGATGGTTAGAGCAAATCGAACCCTAGTCTGTACCCCTGTAGCTGCTAATGTCGGGGTGCGTGTCTGCAATATGCGTTTGGTTTTAAGTGCCCCCGCAGGGATTACGCTTACAGGTATTGCGGTTCCGGATACATTCGCGTCACCAGCCACCCAATATAAACGATGATCCGCAGAATTGGGCGGCATTGTTAGAGCGGCAAACCCCGCAAATACACTGCCAGTGTAAGCCGATCCCGAAGCAATCGCAGCAGAATAGGCGGTGCTAAGGAGTATGAACGCCTCTGTTCCACTCGCTATACCGGCGTATTTAACATCGATATAGTTAATGCCATCCTCAACACCAAAAGAAAGTGTTCTAGTAAGGCCGCCGTCTAAAGTACTCCAACCCCCAGTCGGCAAAGTGCCGGGCGCACCGGCTATACCCCCGACCATGGTGTTATTGAGAATGACGTTGGTGCGCGGCCCTTCCATCGAGAGGCCGAGCGCCACGGCGGCGGGCGAGAAGTCGAACGCCTCGGCATTGATCGCCGCCGTCGACAGCACCGCTGCGCTGTTGAGATAGCTCTTGGCCGTCGTGCGGGTGAAGACGCCGCTGGCCGACGCCTTGAATGCCGCATTGTCGTTCTTTGGCCCCTGGTGCCAGAATTGGTTTGTGGTATATTTTGCGCCTAGAATGGCGGGACGGCCATCATCGCCGCGCGGAACCCAAGACGGCGTTCCGTCCCCTCGAATAATCGGCGGAGCGCGCCCGAGAACGGCAGTCATGCAATCGGACCTTCCACGACCCAGCGCACTGCCGCATCGACGAGCACAACGCCGAACTGAACCGCGCCATATTGCGTCGATACCTTAGTGCCAGCGGGAATGGACGCGAGCACGGATGCGCCTGCCCCCGCCACCCACGAAACATCACCCGCCGCCATGCGCCGGCCAAACGCCCTGTAATCATAGCTCAATGCCGGAAGCGTAACGACACAGCCGCCCGCATTGGTAAAATGGTGCATCTTGTTCTTATTGATCTCCAAAAGCGCGTAGGTCGCCCCGGAGACAATAATCGGCTGGGCGTTGATCTCTGCTTCAATGCCCTCGACCGTAGAGCGATCGTTGCCAGTGGCCACTCGGTCTTGTCCCGTGGCGGTCCTGTCGAGGGCAGTATCCGCCGCCGCCTGCACCGCCGCCTCCGCTGCAGCTTGCGCGGCAGGCGACAGGGTGCCCCCGACGTCCGTCGCATCGGCGATATCGGCGGTAAGTCCTGCGGGCGAGATGTAAAGCCCGACGGGAGGCATATCTCCGCCGCCGCCGATCCAATCGTCAATGCGCTGCACGACCCGAGAGCCAGAGACGACATTCGAGATGATCGCTGACCAGCCTCCATACCCCTGCAATCCGGGGATTTGCACGGCGGCGGGATCGGTGCCGAAATAGTCGTCTTCGTCGCCGACACGGATCGTGAAAACGGGGAGCTTCTCCCGGAGCCCGCCGCCCGGAAGGCGCCAAAATGCGCCGACGGCGATCGCGCCGAGCGGCAGGCATTCCGCGTACTCCTCGAAGTTCCACAGCACCGTGTCGAGCCCGTCGAGCGCGAGCTTATCTGGGTCGGCGAGCGTGGTGAGGACGATATCCTCCCGGCCCGGCACAAGAATACGCATCTCGACAGCGGGGCTTAGGTCCGCGCCTTCGAACAAGATGCGGACCCACGGCGAGTTCGTGCTCCGGTAGATATAGATCACGTTCGCCATGCTGCTCACATTCTATGGATTTGAAAGGTGGTATTCCGCACAATTTATCTTCTCTTTGCAGGATGCACTAGGCGCCTAGCTCCGCACGGCCTCCCCATGATATTCGATACGGATTTGACCCTATCGCCGTGAAACTGAGTGCGACGTGATTGTCATCCAGCGCGTACATTTGCACGGAGGCAACGTTGCCCGTTTGAGTGTTCAAGGCAAGCCCGCTCCCAGTAAATGTCCCAGGCTCCATCGGCATCAATGGTACGATCGGGATCGACACGACCACAGTCCCGGCAACACTTGGGACGACATACAAGAACCCTTCATCTTTGTAGACCGTGGGGTCTACATCATAAAACGATTTGGCGTTACCTACCGTGTTAACATTCGTGACGGCAACAGGAACAAACGACCTCGCCCCCTTGTTCACGTTGGCTTTGCGTCCGGACCAAGCCTTAGCCCAAAGGCGTCCCGCGTACTCAGTTCCCCTTCCGGCAAGGTGAACCTTGCTCGCTCCCCAGCAGTCTTCGGGGAGCACGGACAGGTCCACGAACTGGCGGCAGCTATCACGAAGCGCCCATATCTGCAATGGCAGGTTATAGGGCTTCAATTCCGCACGGTATGGGCTTATGCTCGAACGCACAAATGGCGTCGTGTACGGGAACCACGAATAACCCCGCAAGGCGAGGTGATGCGCATGGTTGGCCTGAATGAATGCGAGAGAGGAGAGGCCCCAGAACGCCTCGTTCTCTCCCTGCATCATCAGATATCCGCTTATCTCCGAAACACCCGCCGCCGCAAGGAATGGTGGCACGTTGTTGTCGCGGACCTTCCGCATGTTCCAAAAAACACGACCGTATACGTCAGTGAAGCCGCCACCTAGAATGGGGCACCCTGGCTTAGTACCCGGCGGGGCGTTTACGGAAGGATAGTTGACCCTCCACTGTGACAAGAACTGCGCACCCTTGGCAAAAGAGGCAAGACAGAAGTCAATGTCCGGGTGCTCCTTAGCGATCTCCGCCATTGCAACATAGCTCGGGCGGGTTGGCGTGGAAGCATCGGGGCGAAATAGCGCGATCGCGACATAGGTATCGCTGTGGACCGCGCCATCCCAACCCCATATTTCCAGATTATCCGGCCACTCATAGTTGTGCGGGAATTGCCCCTCCAAGTCATTGGATTGGCTTTCCGCAACGAAAGCCATGCGCGGTCGTAGGTTAGACATACTGACCGCCCGAAGCGGTGTTCCCCGCCGTAGTGCCGGGGAAGAAGTTGGCGCCACCTGGCGACACCTGAATTACGCCGTTCAAGAATACGCCGTACCGTTGCCCCACGAACGTACCTACAAATGTCAGGCTCGCGAAATTGCATCGAGACTGATCAACCCACACGAACCCATTATTGTAGGTCGGCGTGCCAACGATGGTGACAGTCCATGGGCCCGACCCCGCCGCGCTAAGGATAGACAGCGCCGTGGCGTAGAAGGGGGAACTAGACGACCCAACGAGCTTGATAGGCCCGAGGATGAATAGTTGACCGCCGTTATACGTGACACTGTGGTAAGACCCCGCACCGCCCGAAGTAAAGGACAGCGTAACGTTAGTTAGCGTGGTAACCCCGCCGAAATCCGTGAGCAGCAAAAAATCGGTAAAGGGCACGGCCGAGGCTCGCTCAAGCTTGAGCCCCACCAAGGCCAGCGTGCTTATTTTGTTGCTGATGTTCCAAGACTGCGAGCCGACAGCTTGGAACGAAATTATATAGTTGTCTTGGTTCGCCGGGTCGCCGCGCAGGACTACGGTACCCGTGTAACCTCGGAACGCGGCACCTACATAGGTGCCCGCAATGCCAAGCTGCAGAGTGACCGTAAAACCGTTAGGGTCGTACTGCTGCTGCACGGCGTTCCATGCTGCTTGAATTGTAGCGAACGCCCCGCCAGCCGTATTGGCGAGGCCGTTATTGGCGTCGTTTCCATCCGTCCGAATGTAGAGGGTTAGATCACCAGACAGTTTGATGCGCAAATCGCTATAGGCAAACCCGAGCATCCGCCAAGCGGTGCCCGTGCCAATGAGATTGACGATTAGACCAGATCGCAAATCGCGCGCGCCAAGAGGCGCACCGCCATAAGCCTGTATTGGCAACGCTCCGGCTCCGACATTTAGCGTCGCGGCTCCCGTATTGTCTGCGGCAATTTTTATCCGCAAGGGCATGCCAATAGTCTGAGAATTATTCGTGACGACGGGATTAAGGGCCGTCGTCAGGGCGTTCGCGGTGCCGCCAACGGTGGCGACATAATTCATCGCCTGCTGGCGCAGAGAGCGCGCCAGCTGTTCTAGATCGGTATCATCAGGAGTAACGCCCGAGCTACTGATTACCTCTGCAATCTGGCCTGTAGCATACCAATTCAGCCAGTTAAACAGTTCGATATCGGCGGGGCCGCAGGCGAAGCCGCCGGCAAGCTCGGGAGCGGTCGGGATACGCTTCGGGCCAGCGGCCGAAAAGGGCAGATTGATGGCGCTCATTTCAGGCCTCTCGCGTCAAGGGCAGGAATACACATAAGGATCAACAGGGCATAGCCATTCAGAACCGTCGCAGAGCCCGCCCCACCCCGCGCCGAACCCGAAAATCCCCGTTACTGCATTGGACGCCATAGCCTTGACGCCGGGAGCAATCGGGAGGGCACGAAAGGCGATCGAACGGACCATAGTTTCGTAGGCATTTAGCGCGCGACCCGGCACAATTGCAACCTTGCCACCTCCGAGATTTATCACCTGCGCCGTGCTCCCCCAGAGCGTATTTACCGACGCCTCAAGAGACTCAATGTCATATAGACCGAGAGCCTGATAACGGCGAACTTTAAGGATCGCGCGATACACATCGTCATCGTCCACACAAATCGTACTCGTCGCCGTGTCACGGCAGTTGATCCAAGTTCCGCCTTCGCAAAGGCCGACGATCTCGAACGGCCCGGAATATGATCCGCCGCAGGTGAACCCGAAAACAGGAGACACGGTACAGACGCAGTGGCAACGCGGGAAGCCGAGGCGTTTCCCGAGAAGTGTCAACTGGTCCCCTATCGCCGTATCCAGATCAAAATAATCAGGGATCACGCAGACGTCGCCGATCGCTTCCTCGACTTGCTGCAGGTACGCCCGAAGCAGCCCAAGGAGATTGGGGCTTTCGCGATACGTGTCGAGAACACGATTAACACCAGCCTCGACAATCGTTCCAGGGGTGGGGCAATCTACCATATCAAGCGTTCACGATAGTGATATTAGCAGCGATAAACGAAGCGATTTCATCGAACGAAATGCCGAGCGGCATGACTGCATCTCCGGCACGCGATCCTGTAACGGAGACGACTTCAACGTTCGGGAACCGGGCTTCGATTGCCGAACGCACAAGGAAAACGGAAATGTCCTCGCCGTTGATCGGGCGGCGGGCGGTTTCCATGTCCAACAGGAAGCCTTCTTCAATCGCCGAAAGAGCAGCCGGAGGGCACCCATTCGAATCAGCCGAGCGATTAACGGTTATCAGGAGCGTGATCGGAACCGCAACGGGGCGGGAAAAATAGATGGTTCGACAGAAGCCGTCGACAGAGCTATCGATCCGCGTGTTGCCATAGGTCGAAATTCCCGGAACGACATAGCGTCGAATGGTGGTGGCGATCTCCGTATCATCTCCGCCGAGAACGGCAACAGCGACCGCATGTCCTGGCAAGCCATCGTCATCCGACACATCAAGGTCGTTTACGAAAACATGAGCGTAAGTGACGCCATCAATATTCACGATCGCGCGCTGCAGGTCTTGCATGTCGATGCGCGCACGGTCGAGGTTCGTGATGGCCTGTCGATAGGACGCATCTCCCTCGTCCACGGCTCGCTCAATAAGGCGCAACTTGCCGAGCGCATCTAGGCGCACGCTCTCTGCCTGGTCCGGATCATAGGACTGATACACGTCTTCGCCGTGCTCATACAGGATCGCGGCAGCTTCGGAAAAGATGCCATTCAATTGGCCGAGCGGAGATTGTGGCGTCTGAATAACGCCGGGTCCAAACACATTAATGGCCGCCTGCTCAATCTCTGCGAGAACAACGGCAAGCGGCTTCTTGTTAAATCCTGTCGGGACGACGCCATAGATCATACCGATACCCTCGCATTATAGACCGTGAAGACTGAAACATCGCGCACGAGGAGTTCTCTCGTCGCGCGGGAATATCCAATGTTGAAATCCGCAAGCTCCGTGACGCCGTGAGTATCGAGGATTTCCCCTTTGATAACCGCCTCGGACAACGCGGGATCGTATCCCTTACCAAGGATTTCCTGTAGCCATGGCACGCCTGCTGTATTGTCAAGAAACCACTCCCCCTCGAACGTCTTCAGACGCTGCCGGACATGCTGGCCAACCGCTTCCGCGTCGAGAACAACAGCAAGCGACCCATCATCCCGCAAAAATAGGTCATTTGTGCGCTGATCAATCGCAATGCCAATATGGCTCATGTAATCCTCATGGCGTTTACCTTGGCGGCTAGCTCAAGATACTGCGCCCTATTGAATAGCGCATGCCCAGTGCCAGCGGAAGACCCATAATTGATTTCCAGCGCATCTGCGCCGAGAAGGTCGAGGAGTTCGCCGATAATCGACATCAAGTCACCCTGTGATCCTTTGATCTCAATCTCCCCAGACGGCGACATTTTAATGCCATACTGCCCCGCCTCGTCGGCCCGAATGTGGGTGTTCTCGCTATCGAAATTTTGGATCGGATCGGATAGGCTTTCACCTCCGTCGAGATGCGCCTCCATATCGGCGAGGGAGAACGATCGCGCGTCGGACGGAGCGCCGTCGCCGCTTTCATGGTAATCCTCGCTCGACCGCATCATTGGGCGAAGCGATACCATGTCACCCGCGCCGACAGGGTATGTTACTGCACCCTTTTTCGTGCGCGGAAACCGGACGGGGACTTCCAATAGCTGCGGCATATCGGTGGCGACGCCGTTAAACTTTGGCTTGTATGTGGGTTGAATTGTCGCGGTCTGCTTAATTGGATCAAACGACACAATGCGCCCATTGATCTCGCCCCACTGCGACAGGCGCTCCGCATTCTGCGACGCGGATCGATTATCGTCGGCCCAGTTCGTCCGCTTCCCGAGATATCCCGCACTCACGGCTTAATCCCCTGATCAACCTTGCCGCCCTTGATCGCCTCGGCGCCGATACCAACCTGAAACTGCCCCTCTCTGTTATCTCCGGAGAAGGTGCATTCCGAAATGCGATATTCCCCGCCTTCTGCATTCATTTCGAGCACACTCGACTGGACTGTAATCCGACGCCCTGGACGAATTTCCGGGTCTAGGAGGATGGTGATTTCAATTCCGTTGTCCGTGATAGTGGGGACGCCGACGAGGCCCGTCTGTGGCGTGATATAGGTCGACCCGCCGATCGCATCGTCGGCGGGGACGATTTCCATAACGCCATTCTGGATTGACCAATAGAACCCCTTGCCCCGGCCGATCGTATCGGCTTCGCGCTTGCATCCCCCGCACATTGCATAGGGCCGAACGAAATCCTTCATCCCCTGCGGGAATTTCCATTCCCCCCGCTTCACGCCTTGCTTCTCGAACTGCTTATAGAGTTCGTCCATGACCGTTTCGACCTTCGTCCCTTTTGGAAACGATTTGCTGATCGTCCCCTTGCGGAATGCAGCGTCGCCGTCACCGCATGTCAGCGTGGTAACGATCTCCGTACCTTCCCGAGTGTGCTTAGGGTCGCGGATTTGGCCCTGAAAAATAATGCCCGTATTGCCTTCCGATCCGACCGCACCGCCATACCCGGCTTCGAGGGTGATTTGGTCGAACTCCTTGCCCATCGCATTGCGCGTGCTCTCGGCGAGATTATATATCTGGATCGTTGCCGAGTTCGCCTGCGACGAAATTGTCTTGCTCACCTCGAAGGCGATTTTTAGCTCATGCTGCGCAATTGGGCCGGGGTTGATTATGATTCCTCCCCCACCGCTCCCCGTCGCCGTTAGACGAACCTTGCGCAAATATTTCATCATGCCGTTGCCGCCTCAACCTCTTCATCCGTCGCAGAATAAAGCCGCACGAGCCCCGCAGGGAGGTCCGTCCGGTTCGGCTCTGCTCCGTCTGTCACCGGTGCCGCAAACATTACGCCAATGTCGAACCGGTATGGCTGCAGGAGATCGACACCGGTGACAATCCGACGCCCCGATAGAACTGGGAGATTGTCAATCGACAAATCGAAGCTCCAACGATCCGAAACGCCATTGTAGCGCAAGCGCAAGGAAACCCGGCGCCTGTTCAAAACAGCGCCGAACATCTGGTCAGGTTCATCGAGTATTGGGAACTCAATCACAGCCGGAATGCTCCTCGCAGAATGGAAGTCGCTTGCTCTGCAATAACGCCGCGCACCGCTGCATCTCCTCGCTGAATCAACCCTGCGGCACGATCAACAACGGAAAAACCCGCAGAGAGCGCCGCAGACGGCGTTACAGCCCGCAGGGCATCTAATCCGCCCGGAAGGGCAGTGCTTGGGCTCTCGCCCACCGCTGGGGCCGCAGTGCCCGAGGAAACGATAATCGCCTCCTGCAGTTCGATAACACTTCGAAGGGTGCGGCTCCACTCCCAGTCTCGCCCCGCCTCCAAGCCGGCAATAAGCATGTTCCGATAGACATAAAGGCCGGTAACGATCGTGAAGGGAATGCGGGTTTCCTGGAACCTGACAAGGGAGGCAAAGGTCGCCGCGCCCGCCCCGTCGCCGATTTCCAAAACGAGCCGCTTTGCCTCGATATAAGCGTGATCCGTGATCTTTGCGCCGCTCTCAATCGGGATTTCAGAAATCGCGAGACGATGCGACGGGGCTTCCCGAATGATGCAGTCAATGCGGACAGGTCCGATTACACGGCTATAAGCGATTATCACTGGACAGGCCCTTCCTGCATGCGCGACGGCGCAGCATTAGCGCCCTTATCCACCGCTGCCGCAATACCCTCGCCCACGGCACGCCCGGCGCCAGCCTCGTTGATTGTGCCGATGCTGATCGGGGCGGACACGGTCACGGGATACTGGCGATTGTCCGTGCGATTGTCTGTGACCATCGCCTCCGCTGGCCCCTGCCCGGATGCATCGATTGCGGACAGGATTTGCGAGAGCCACGACTTGTCCATCGCCGGTTGCGCAATAGCGACCTTGCTCGCCGCGTGATCCGAGCCGATGCCTCCCGAGGAGGGCAGCGCGCCGCGCTGCGCCCCGTGCGCTCCGGGCGCACGATTGGTCTGCGACGCAGACCCTTCAGGGGCTCCGTAGGCATAAGCGGGGGTCTGCGATACCGGCCGATTGATGCGACGACCGAGCGAAGCATATTGTTCCGTCGGGAGGGTTTGCGACGCCTCCGCCTCCTGCGGCGTCGACGCATAGCCTCCGCGTCGGGCCATCTTCGTGCGTTCTTCTTCGTCGAACGAATTTTTGAGCTTCCACCAACGCTGCGACGCTTCGTCCTTTACGCCGGCTTTCACGAGGCCGCGATCGATTGCCGATCCGAAATCCATCGCATCGGTGGCAGCTTCGAGCGCTCCGCCGACCGTCGGTGCGACCTTGCCGCCGAGCGACTTCATGAAGCTGTCCCACGAGGTGGACAGGTTCTGAATTTTGGCCTCGGTATTGTCGAGGATGCGCGCAAGGTCGCGCATGGTGCCGCCCGAGACGTCGCCCGAATTCAGCGCCTTCATGAAACGTTCCATCGCGTCGGCCGACGTGATTAGCGTCGTCATACCGAGACGGAATTGCTCATCCGCAAAAAGCTGAGGAAGCTTCGAGAGATCGCCTTTAAGAGCTTCCTTCGACAGCCGCACGAATGTTTCAATCGTTTCCTCGCCTGCGGCCTTGCCCTTCTTCATTCCGGCTTCGAGGTCGATCCCGAAATCCTTGAACGCCTTGATGCTCTGATTGGATAGCATCTTGCCGAAAATGTTTTGTGCCTGCGTTGCAGCGGTGCTGGCATCGCCCGTCCTCTCGCGCAAGGTCTGCATGATGGCGATAAGGCTTTTCAGCCCCTCATTGCCTTCATATCCTAGCGTCGAGAATGAATTGGCCAGCTGCGGAATAAATGCCGCCATGTCCTTGAGTTCGAACTGGCCAGCCTTACCGCCTGCGACCATGATGTCGAAGGCGGCCTGCATGTCCTTCGCTTGAATCTTCAGCGCGCCGGACGCCTTAATCGCCGTATTCGCGACATCGTTCACCGCCGCGCCGGACGCTTGCGCGGTCGCGAGTACCGAAGGCAGGAACGCCATGCTTTGTTCGAGCGACAAGCCGGAGGCGGTGAGGGTATCGAGCCCCTGAATAGCATCATCCGTCGAGAGCGCATAAAGCTTCGCCATGCGCTGAACTTGGTCGCCTGCGGCCTTCGTTGCGGCTGTCGACGCGCCGGCCGTGATGCCGATGCGCTCTAGGGTGCGCTCGAAGCCGGCATAGTTGACGACGGCAGACTTAACGAGCGCCGCGCCGGCTGTAACAGCAAGCCCCATACCGACGCCGATGCGTCGGCCGACAACGGCCATACGACTGGCGGAGCCAGTCGCATCCTTCTCCGCCCCATCGAGCCCCGCCTTATACTCCTTGAGCTTTTCCTTCCCCTCAATCTTGTATCCAAGGACGGAAATCAGTTCATCAACGACGCTCATTTCTTCGCCTTTGCCTTCTCTGCCGCTTCCTCAGCGAACGCCGCGCGTAAGTCGAGGGCTTCATGCATGTCGAAAAGCTGACATATTGTTATGCGCTCACACTCAAGCCACGAACACAGCGGCGGGTTAGAAAGGGCAGGCCGGTAGAGAAAAAAGTCGAGGTTCGGCGCAATCCCCTTCACTCGCGCGGCAGAAATCCCGCCTTGAACATTTCGAGGAGCCCAATCCCCGCGCCTCCGGTAAAAAAATCACCATACGTCGACCCCAGAACCCAGCGCGCGACGGGGAGAATATCAGAAAGGTTCTCGGTGAAGTCGCCATCGAAAATGATCGGGGAATAGGAGCCGATCGCTTCGTCGCTCGGGCGTTGAATTTCGGCCAACTCGACGATGCGACGCAAAAGGTCCGTGAAGCCCATCGGTCCCATTTGCAGCATGATGCCTGAGATCGCCGTCAGAAATGCGGCGTCGCCGAATAACTTCCCCTCTGCGGCTTCGTCTTGGTTCGCGGCGACAATCACGGGGAGGTGTGGCGCGAGGGGGCCGGCGGCGGCGATTATCTCCGCAAGAAGCGGGATCGCCAGCATTGCGGAGACGGTGCCGAGGCGATATTTCACGCCGTTGATTGTTTTCTCGGCCATAAAAGAACTTTCCTTTTCCTGTGACCCGTGCATATCCTGCGTCGGAACCCTATCCAATGGAGTGCAGAGATGCTCACGGCGATTGTTATTCTTATGGTGCTTATTCTTCTGGCGCTACTTGCCCCGAAGGCGGTTCGAGGGATTTTTGTAATCGCTCTGGTTGCCATCGGGACGCTTGTCGTCATCGCGGGTATTGCCTACCTCCGCGCATGATATATCAGATCGGGATATACGGCTCCCAGTCCGGCGTAACGAGCACCCACTCGCGAACGGTCGCATTCACGCCGGAGCCATCCGTCGGAGCGGCCTGAATGAAGGCGTGCGCCGTAGCTCCGCCCTCCCCGCTGTCAACGTCCATCTTGGACACTGGGAACGGTGTAACGCGAATGCCGGGCGCGCGCTGCCGCGCCCACTTCTGCATGAGAAGCTTGTGCGTCGGCGACGTATGCATAAGCCGCAAGGTGAGAGTGTGCGGCGTGCCGGCGCGCTGCGAAAAGATGCCATCACCGTTCGCACCGGTGACGAGCGATCCGATATCGTCGACCGGAGCAGCGACGAATGCATCGTCGCCATCCCAGAAGCCGGTTGCCGCCTGACCATCAACGACCACGGCGACGTTCTTGAAAGAATAACCAGTTGCCTTAGCCATGTTCGTTTATCCTCAGAAGGCCATGTTATAGTTGATGGTGGTGTAATGGATCGCGCCGGAATAGCGGAAGCGAACCGAAATCGCCGGAGCGATGCGCGATTTGCGCTGGCTCTCGGTCACCGAGAACACCGACGGAACGGTGATAATGACCGCAGGGGAATAGAGCCCTGTCTCCGGGTCGAGGTCCGAGGCAACTAGGCCCGCCTGCGATGCCATACGCATAACGGTGCGTGCGGCGCTCGCAATCTGCTCCATGCCGACATCAGTGTACGGGATGCGGGCGTTATTAAGGAGGATGGCGAGAACTTCCTCCTCGGTTCGGGCGATAATCCAATCCGTCGCATGGACCTCGTCGATGAAGACGTTCGGCGTGAGGGTCGAGCCTTCGACGACGAAGAACTGGCCGCCGATGTCGACATATGCGTTGGCCATGTGGCCGACGGAGATCGACTGACCGATCGCCGGGGTGAAGCCGGTGATGATCTGCACCGCCGCCGAGCCTTCGTTGATCGGGGCAAGGCTGGCAATGTTCTTGAACTTCGCGGTGTAGGCGGAGTTTGCATCGTCGAAATTGAACGTGCCGAGCTTCGCCGCAAGGGCAAAGCCGGGGTTCTCGGCGGTGTCTGGGTGATAGAACGTCGCGGTGCGGTCCACGGTGCCCTTGTACTTCGCAGAAATACAGGTCGTGTCCGCAAGCGTCTTCGTCAGCACGTTGTTCGTGGTGATGATTGCAAGGCGGTTCTTTGCCTGCGTCCACTCGACAACGCCCTCGGCCATGACGGTATCACGGAGCGCCATGTCGACGTCGATCCAGTACCACTCAGCATCATACGCATAGATCGCGTCAAGCGCGGTCTTCATCGCGGCATTCGTCGCGGTCGCAGAGGGGATGAAGCCGAACTTGATCTGGATCGGGCGCGGGTTCTGCGAGAACGCAGCCTCGCCGGCCTTGTAAGGCTCTGTGCCAGCGGTCCAATCCGCCGCGACCTCCTCCATGGAGCCATACACTTTCGTCAGGTACGTGGCATCAAGCTTGCCCACCGAAGTCGCCTTCGTGAGCAGGATCGGAACGCCGAAGCCGCGACGGCTCGGGAACTGCTGGTTGCGGGTCATCGTGACATTGACCACGCGGGAATAAGGTAGACGTGCCATCGGGCAACCCTTTCAGCGAGTAAAGCCCAGCGATGGGCGTGGTATTAAGCTCAGATACGCACGTACAGGAAACTCGTTTCCTCGATAACGTCGATGATGAAGCCATCCTTGACGATACCGCGTATATAAATGTCGCACTGCGCTCGCGCGCGCCACTTATTGTTTACCCAGTCCGGAACGTTTCGGATAGGGGAAACTTCATGGACCGTGAAGACGGGCATTAGGGGCTCGTTGATCTGCGCCAGCTGCGCAGCGGCGCGAAGCGGGCGCAAAATGTCCATCGGTGTTGCAGGAGCCGGCGAGCGCAGCGTGTTCGAGACAGGATCGATCCGCGACAGACCGTAGGCATGAACGGAGAAATGCCATTCCGTCTCAATCTGTGGCGTCGCCTTAACACGCTCCTCGCCCTCGTGCTGAACGTTCTCATAGAGCGTTTCTTGTGCGTGGTCCCGTACTTCGATCGACTTGATAAAATTTGCGACAACGTGGGCCGTATCGAGGATAGGCTCCTCGGGATATGCCTTCAGAACGGGCGGCACGAGCAGCCCGTTAAGCCATGAGACGAATGCTCCGTGGACTTCATCGTCCGTCAAGTCTTCAGCCTCCCGATTGCCGCCCGATAAAATCCGCCCTCATAACGAGGCCAGAGAGCGAGAACACGATATGCCTGCCCGAGGTGCAACACAATGTCATCAATCTCAACAGGCGTTCGGGAATAAAGCATCCGCAAGCCGTCCAACGCGATACCTTCGAGGCGATCCTTAATCGCGTCGCCGTACTTCTCCAAAACGAGCGCGAGAAGCGTTCCTGAAAATCCCGTCTCCACCATGCCGCCCGGCACAACGTCCCCTTGCGCGGTGTAAGTTGGATCGGCCTTGCGCCGCAACACAAGGGGGATGGCCTCTTTGTCGATCGCAACCGCGACGTCGATCATTTTTCCACCTTATACCGCACGTCGCCGCGCATCTCGCCCGTATCGATTAGCGGGTTCGACGAGCCCTTCAGCTTGATCGTAACCGGGCTATTCGGGGGCGATGACAGTGACGTAATTTCCGCCTTAATGTCATCTTGGGCAAGGTTCCCGAGCTTTCGGAGAACCGTCTCGGTTTTCTCCTTGCCCTTCAGAATTTTGGCAGCGCTGCTTCGCAGGGCGGCACGGTATTTGCCGGCATTCGCGCGCATCGCATTCCGCATAAACGGACGCTCAGGGATCGGCCCGCCCCATCCCCCGCCCGAGGCCCCTCCGCGCGTGCCGAACTCGTTCCAGACCGCCTTATTAATCGACCCAGACGGGCTTTCGCCCGCAACGAAACCGACCTTCACCCGGCGCGGCCCTTCGATCGTGTCCGGGAGGCGTTCGTGCCGGCGACGGACAACTCGAACCGTAGGGACGATTGCCATGGCTGATCACACAATTAGAACGGCAGGGAAAGTTGCCCGCACGAGGGCAAGATATTCGCTTCCATAGGGCGTGCCGTAGTATCCGGAGCCCTTGCTCGACGGCCCGGACATCTCGACCTCGACGTCGCCGACCTTGCGGCGCTTCTCGACGCCGTTGGTGATGAAGTCGCCGCCCTGCGTCGTCAGGAGATGCGCGGCGAGATACATGCGGGCGCGCTTCTTTACCGGGTCGACCCAGCAGGGATTGGCGAAATCCTCCTCGGTTTCGGAGAGGATCATCTGAATAAGAGCGTCGCCCCGATCGGCGAGTTCAGGGAACCTGATCTTGAAGTACTTGAAATCTTCAATCGGGGCGACGGGAGAGCACGACATCAGGGGGTGTTACCCGCGTCATCGGTGCCGGCATCGGCCGCAGGGGCGTCCGTGCTAACTCCGGGAACGTCGCCGGAGGCCGCAGGGGTGGCGAGCAGCGTGCGAAGACGCCCCGCGCCCCACTGCTTGCCGTAGGACACGCCGCGCTCAGCAGCGAGCGCCTGTAGCCCCTTCAGGTCGAGCGCTTCGAGGTCCAAGCCGGCAATCGCCGGGTTGAGCGGCTGCTGGCCGGGGTTGCTCGCAGGAACGCCCGCTTTGGGGGTGCCGTCGTTCGTCCGCTTCGCGGGCTCGACGAGCTTCTCGGTGGACTTGCTGCCGGGCACGAGCACCTCGGCGGCAATCCACGCCTTCACAACGTCGTGATTTTCGAGAATATTCCAGTCTCGAACTTCCGTGGCGTCGTGCGGCTGCAGCGTCTGACCGTTCGGAAGGGTCAGCGCGGTGGTCCAAGTGTTGGTGACCTTCGTCATGTGATGTTTCCTCAGATGCCGTCGACGTAACGGACTTCAGCGGGACGACGAATGTCGACGCCACCGAGGCGGAAGACGCCCGGAACGATCCAGTGGAGCGGACCATCCTGCCACACCGGCATGAAGCGGTGGGGCATCGGGATATGCACCTTCAACACGTTCGGATCGCGGCGATACGCGACCATGCGCTGAATATTGCCGGCACCTGCCGTCGAGAGAGCGCGCACCGGCTTGATGGTGAGCGGACGGCCCGACAGGGCGGTGTAGGTGTTGTTCTGGCGCAGCCATTCCAGCAGCGTCATGGTGGTATCGCCGAGACGGCGGGTCGCCAGAAGGGTCAGGCGCTCGGGCGACAGGAGGAGGGTGTCCGAGAGGGACGTGTATTTGGTGCCCGCAGGAGCGGCCAGCAGGATCGCGTTCACATCGGCGAGGATTTGGGCGTCGGTCGCGGCCGGCCAGTTGCCGGTAACAGCCGCCACCGGGGTTACCGCAGGCGAGTTGATCAGGCCAACGAAGTTCTTCCGGGCGTCGCCGATCATGACGACGTCATCGACGAACTCTTCATAGGCGCGTCGGGCGGCAGCAGCATCGGTCGAGGAGAGGTTCACACCGTCGCGCATGGCAACGTTGACCTCCTCCCAGCCATAGCCATAGCCGATGCCTGCGGTATAGACGGCGGTCTTGAACTGCGACAGTTCGGAGCCGGCGAGCGGGATATCGTCCGAGTTGCCGTTGATCCAGTTCGCGCGACCGAACTTGTCGCTGGAGTAATAGGTCACGGTCTGAGCGAACGGGTGCGCGCTCGTGTCGACCGGGACAAGGCCGGGATACTGAATATCCGGGTATACGGTCTCGTTCACTTCGCGTTCGACGTGCGTCGACTGCGAGACGATGAAGGAGGTTGCCGCCTGAGCGTCAAAGGTAAAGTTGTGCATGGCTCTCATTGGCTCCTGTATCAGCCCAGACGGACTTTGGCGAGGGCGCCAATTCCAGCGGAACTATCCCACCGCGCATTCGCAATCTGAATGGCGCTGGAGGCGTTGGTCTTCGCGAAGGCGGCGGTGGCCGGGATAACGAAGACCGGATCACCGGCGACGACCGCGACGGAGGCGACGACCCAGATAACGCCCTTCTTCATGATGCGCGCGCTCTCATAGCGGGCGAATGCATCGGGATTTTCCGGGGTGCGGCTGCGCTCGCGCACGGTGATACCGAGAACTTCGGTCGAAGCCCCGGCAAACAGCTTGCAGCCGTCGTCGAGGGTGCCCTGCATGACGGGCTTGCCGAAGCCGATCGCGGCAACGTCTTCGACGTTGCGGGAGATCAGCGTGACGGGCTCCATGTTGGCGATCTGGCCAACGCGGGCAGCGTCGATTTTCTCATTGTAGACGGTCTGAACTGCCGGCATTGGGATCAGCCTTCCTTCGCGGGATTGGTGTTCTTCCAGCCGTCGCTGAGACGCTTCTCATAGGCGGACTGGCCGTTGTCCTTCTTGTCGCCGACGAGGGTCGGGATGAAGGGTTGACGCTGCTGGTCGCCGAGATGCTTGCGCACTGGGTCGCCCTTCGCGTTCTCGACGAGGCCATCGAAAAGCGCCTCGACGTATTCATCGGACTTGCCGGCGACCTTCGCATCGCCCATCGCCTTCGAGACGGCAGCGCGGCGAATGTCGGCGACGGACTTGCCGCGCGTCTCAATGTCGTTGGCGACGAGGGAGACATCGGCGAGCACGGCGGAGCGGGCTTCAACAAGGGCGTCGATCGCGGCGTCGTCGAGCTTGGCGCCCTGCAGCTTCGCAATCTCGGCGTCCTTCGTGCCGATCTCCTTGTCCTTCGCGGCGAGGAGGACGGAAGTGTCGGCGGTCGAGCGCTGCAGGTCCGCCTTGAGGGTGTCACGCTCGGACAGGAGCTTATTCACCCCCTGCGCGGCGGTATCGGACATCTCAAAGGAGATACCGTCGATGGTGATTTTAAGCATGGGCGGCAAATCCTTATTGTCGCTGGTGAGTGGAAGGGGACGGACGCCCCAATCGCCCGGCGCGTTGTCGCCGATCCGGACGTCTTCGCCCGCCCGCCCACGCTGCACGATCGCAATGTGATTGATGCGGATATTTCGCTGTTGAGCGTCGAACGCCCCGAACTCGGATACGCCAGGGGTAAAATCGAGGTCGCAAGTGTAACCTGCGGAAAGCTGGCGCTTGCCGCTCTCGACATCGGCAATCGCGGCGCCGTCGGAAACCATGAGAGGGATGCGGACACGACCACCGTCCCGGACAACTTCGTCGGCAGTGTTGCCGACCGCGTGCTGACGCCAGTTGTCCGAGGTCACCGCCTCTTTCGGATGATCATTTGTGACCGGGCGGTGGGCATAGCTCGCGATACTCTCCGGGGCGAACACCTCGTCGGCGCTGCGCAGAACACGGACCATCGCCAGTTCCGGCTTGCCGACCTCGTGCCCGGCATACATCTGGATGCCGATGCGGGCGACGCGGGCATCGGTAAGCAACGCCCCATCGGCGCGACGCTTCGTCCCGGAAATCTCGACTGCATCAACGAATTGCATCATGCGCCCTAAAGGTCAGCTTGAGAATTTGCATTGAGCACGAAACCGCCCTCGCCCGCAAGTCTTCGACTGGGAAGATAATCGGGTTCGATCAAATAAGAAAGGGGCATCATTCAGCAGTAAAAGGGCTTTTCTTTACTGTGTCAAAACACGATGACGCCTTGCGCATAGCAGCGGCACTGGATCGGCTGACCCGGAGGGAGCCCGCCCTCGGCGCCGGTTGCCTTGCCATAGGCATATTCATTGCCCTGCAAGGCTTGATGCAGCTGGCGGACCCGTTCGTCCTGCGCCGTGCGCCAGACATATCGGTCAATGCCGGCTTGCTGCTGGCGAATTTTGGTGAGGTCGCTATTCAGCTTCCCAATCTGGTCCCGAGCGATGAGTTTTGCCCGGTTATCCGAGAGCCCGAACTCTTTCGCAAGCTGCGCCCGATATTCCTTCGCAGGCGTGCCCGACATGACGGCGGAAAGGGTGCGGTCCTTGATCTTTTTGTAGGTGTCGTCGGCGAGCCCCTTGATTAGGTTCGCATTGCGCTGCGAAGCGAGGTCGAGATAGCCGCCGAGGTCTTCCTCCCGCACGACGGCGGTTAGGTCAATTCCCAGCGCCTTCTTGGCGATCGACATGAACTCCTTGTCATAGCGCACCGCTTCGAGAGCGATGATGGTCGAAACGGTCGTTTCTGCAACGGCGACGAGGCGTGCGGTCGCTTCCTCGAACCCGGACCATTCGCCCTCCTCGACGTCGACCGTTAGCCCGGCGTCGAGACGCAAGGCCGTGCGGGCATAGGCGGGGAGGATATTGTCGCCGACATAGGCAAGCATGCCCCGCAGCATCGCCCGGAGCGCCCGTAGGTAGGCGATCTCGGAAGACCACGACGGATGCGGTGGATCGAGAAGTATCCGCGTGCCCTTCGTCCTGTCGACTAGAGCGCGGATATTGTAGTTGGTCATCGTGAGCAACCCGCCTGCCGTGCGACGACGGCGACGAGTGCCCGCGTCGAAGGTGAAGACGGGGAACTTGCTCACGCCTCAATCCTCTTTGACTTCTTCGAATATTTCCGGACCAAGGAGAATTTTCCCTTGGTACGCCTCAACCTTAGCAAGGTCGATAGGCGAATAGGAAATGGTAATATGCGGCTGGTAGTCCGGGTGGCTCTCACTCGCCCCAAGCTCGATGAACTCCTCGTGCCGCCATTTCAACTGGCGCGAAGCGAAAAGAAGCGCCTTCGCCCCGTCGTCAAACTCCTCGACGAGACGCGGCCCGCCTGCAGGAAGCGGCAGGTTTGTGTCCCAGCTATCGCCAGCAATGAACCAGTCGATCGGCGCCCGGCTGTAGAGGATCGTTACATGGAGATCGGGCACGATGTCCCGGAAGCCCTGCCCCTCTGCCCAGCGCACAATGTCCGCCTTGTTGAGCACGTCGCGGCGAATGTAGAGCGTGCGCGGTTCTGCGTCGCCGATCTGCTTCGGTGGCTGCGGTCCGGCCTTCGCCGTCTTCTCGGCGAGTTCAGCGCCCGCGATCGGAGTGCGGAGCGCAGCCTCCTTTGCGGCGAGTTCGAGCGCATACTCGGGCGCGGCCTCCGCCTCCTCAATCTGCGACGTGAACTCCGGGAACACGGCGAGTTCGACAAGGGAGTTGGCGGCAACGTTCTTGAGCGCCTCATCCGGGAATAGGCCAGTGGTCTTAAGCGTGTTCGTCGTCTCGGCGACAATCTTGCCCGTCTCGGCGCGCTCCTTGTCGGATACCTGCCAGAGCGACGACCAGCGGTGATGCACCTCGGGCGGACGCTCTCCGAGCGACGAGCGGACGATGCACTCGTCTAGGATGGTCAGCGCAGAGGATAGCTCCCGCTGCTCCGCCCGGATGCGATCGAAATAGTTGCGGAGGTCCGCGTCGCCCGAGGAGTTCATGCCGCCCGGCGACTGCGACAGGAACCGCGTCGCGGGAATATCGCACGCGGCAGCGGCGACGCTCATGTACTGCTGAAGCAGTTCAGGGAACTGGGCGAAGGACAGGGTTTTCTGCGACCAATCCTCTCCGCCCTTGCCGTCTTCGCCCGCGCTCTCCAGCAGGACTGCGTTGATCATGCTCTTGAGGGTATTGGCGAGGGTAAAGCGCTGCGTGAGCAAGGCCGTCCCTGCGGGCGTCGCGAGCGACACGGACAGGTTCGGCACGCGGATAATATCGACCTTCGCCTCGGGCATCATCGCGAGAACATGCGCCTGCGATGCCGATGCGCCCATAACGGCGTCATAGACCACTTGTAGGATGCTATCGCCCCACCCATCATTCGTCATCTGGATCGGGTCGACACGCGGTGCGCCAATGAGGCGGACGATGCGGGAGGGGTGAATGCGGACATTGCCGCCCTCGGAGGCGAGCCCGTACCACTCTGGCTGGCCGAAGCGCGGATTGGCGATGTCACGGATCAGCGGCCCGACGGTGAGATCGTCCTTCGACAGGACGTGGACGAAGGCGAGCCCGTCCTTCTCGACACGCTCCGGGTCGAGTTCCAGAGCGATGTTGCCGGGCTTCTTGAGCCCGATATAGAGCGCCGATCCGCCGTACAGGCGGGAGCGCTGCAGGCCGGCGAACGTCTTCCCGGTCATCCCGAGCCGGCGCTCCGTCTCCTCGATAAGCTCAATATCGGTCGCGTCGATGCCCTGCCAGTTCCGCCACTCGCGCGTCATGTCGAACGGGATAATGTCCACGGCTTTGCGGGACACCCAGTCCCCTCGGTGCATCGACGACAGGGTCAGAGGATCGACGAGCCGGAGCGTGAACGAATTGTTCGCGGATTTGTCCTTGCCCGTCCCGAGGCCAGAGACGAGGTTGATGAGGGTATCGCTTAGGGTGATGCCCTTGCCCGCTTCGTCCGTCATGCGCCGACCACTCCCATCATTCCGTAGGTGGAGCGCCGCGCGCTCTCGACCGCATACCGCAGGGCGTCGATGACATGGTTCTTCTTGTCTTCGAGCACGGGCAGAACCTCGTTTGTAAGCGGATCGGTCTTGAATGCATAGAGGGTCAATTCTTCGATTGTGTGCTTACAGCGCGGATGCACCACGATGTCATAGGACTTGATGAACTCAATGCCGTCCTTAACGGAGTTCGGACCCTTCAGAGCACCGACCATGCGCGGGAAGCCGTGCCGTTGCATGTAGGAAATCGTTTCAGGGCGCGCGCTATCTGCCCGGATCGGCCACTCTAGGGCGCCCGGAATGCCCGGATAGAGCAGCTTCCCGAGCCCCTGCACCTTCTCGGCGGCAACGGGGTTGAGGCGCCTTAGCTCGGCATCCTCGGCGCCGGCAAACAGGAAGGGGAGATAATCCGTCTCGCACCCGACCTTGTAGACCTCGTGGTCGATGTAGAAGGTTCGCCCGACGATGAAGCCCCGCACGAGGACAGACGGGTCGATCGAAAAGCCCCAATCCGCGCCATAGTAGAACCGGGCAATATCAAAATCGTCAGTCTCAAACTCGTCGACGGTCCAATTGCGGAAGACGCGCGCCTCGGAGTTCGTCTGATACCCGCCGCCCCAAATGTGCTGGTATTTCTCCGGGTCGCGGCGGAGGTCATAATCCTTCTCAGCGACGAGGGACGTTTCCTTGAACCAAGGATTGTCTGACCAGTTCGCCTCGACGACGATGCTATCCGGCATGGCGTTCGGCCCCCGAAGGAGCACGTCGATTGGATCGGTCTTAAAACGCGGGTTCCACGACGCCCAAATCTGCGCATCCGTGACCTCGCCCGTGTGGATATTGATATTCCGCTTGCGCATCGTCGGGCGCAGAAGGTCGAGAGAGCGCTGGGAGACGGTCTGCGCCTCCTCTATCCATGCAACGTCATAGCCTTCGAGGGACTTAATGCTCTCGGCAGTATGGTTTTGCATGCCCTGAAAGATAATCAGCCCGCCTCCTGGCGTCTTAATCTCGGACTTCTGGACGTCGAACATGAGACCGACGCCGAATTTCTGGATTTTATCTTCAATTAGACGCTTGACAGATTGTTCTAGGGACTTCTGCACTTCGCGGATGCAAACGGCCCGCAGGCCAGTGCCCCAAATACTCGGCGCGCGGATCGCGAGGTCGATCAGGTCTTCGCCGAAGAAATGCGACTTGCCCGATCCTCGCCCGCCATGAACGCCCTTGTATCGGGCGTTGCCGAGAAGCGGCTCGAACACCTCGGCGGTGTCGATCGACAGCGTTCCGTTAATCAGGCTTACGGACAATGCGGCGCTCCACGTTCTGCACGAGCAACGGCCCGCCGCCTGCGCCGGATAGTTCCACCATTTCCTTCGTCACGCCGAGATGCTTGGCCAGCGTGTCGAGAGCGCCCTTTTTGTCATGGTGCTTGAACTTCGAGCGCGTGGTCTTGACGATCTCATCGCCTTCCTTCCGCGTCGTCGTCTCGAAGGTGATCTCGGAAATCGCGGCGGTCTGGTCTTCTGTGATGTCGTCCCAGTGCCTCTGCACCGGGGCGCCGTCCGGCCCAGCGATGGCGAAATCCCGGCTATTGCTGAACGCCAAACGCGCCAGTTCCCGGATGACGTTTTCCTTGGTAACGGCATATCGATCAGATGTGGCAGCCTTTGCCACCTGTAAATTGTAACTGATATTTGGTTTACTCAACAGAGAACTGGCCTGAGAGGCTGCGGCCTTCTCGGCATAGCCTGCACGGATAGCGGCCTGCCGACCGTTGAAGTCCAACAGGTACTCACGGACGAACGCCTGTTGCTTCTCAGTCAGCGGCTCCAGCTGCTCCGGTGTCGGTGCGTCGGTCATGATTTCCGCTTCAATATCGCCCGGATGCGGGCCGCTTCGTTCGAGACGCCTTTGCGCCCTTCTTTGATGCTCACGTCGAGTTGCTGCTTCGCCTTTGCTACGTTCCCGACCGCAAACGACATCGCTGCACCCTTAAGCGCCCGGCGTGCCGCTCCGCAGGACGAACAACTCATTTGCGGCTCTGCTCCATCTGCCGCAGGGCTTCGGTATACCCCGCCCAGTTGTCATGACCAAAGCGCTCCGTTGAAACGCACCCGCTTAGGAATGCGCCGCACGCCGACAGAAAGACGATGAATAGAGCCAGACGTATCATGCGCAGAATATGCCCCCTCTCAGCGCAGCGGGCAAGGCCACTCGAACCGACCCGGCTCGAACTTCCCGTTACGGACGATTTGCATGCACTCGCCGATCGGCCACCCTGCCTTCCACCGCATTAAGTATTCGCGCTCTACTGTCCGCAAGACATACCCGTCCCACTTCTTGCCAGCGGGCACGCCGACGATAACGAGGGACTGCCCTCCCGCTCGACGAAACATCTCGTGCCACCCAATCTGCACGCCACGGATTTCCTTGCTGCGCAATAAACCATTTTCGAGCCACCCGAGCTTCGCCTCGACAGGGATCAAAAAACCGTCATTCATATACTGCAGGTCGGGCACGCCCATACCTCCTCCCGACCTCGGTTCAAACGCCT